AGACAATGATAAACAAATCGTCGTTGAAAAAATGGAAATGGATAGCCCAAAATTCGTCGCTTATTTTAATAAGATCGCATATAATGACGATATTAAGCAAGAAATGTCTGAAGAAGAAATGTCTGAAGAAGAAATGTCTGAAACTAATAGTATGATTCATGAAGATAATAGTGTGAGTGAAACCATGGAAGTCATATCTAATAATATGATTGATGAAGAAAATGAAGATTTAGTCTCTGGAACTGAAGATGATGAATCAGAAACACATGTAGAAGATGGAGAAACAATAGAAGAATTAGAAGAAGTATTAGACTCTACTAACAATTCAGACAAGGAATATGTTGAAATGTCTGAAGAAGAGGAATATGTTGAAATGTCTGAAGAAGAAGAAGCGTTGTATGAAATTGAAATCGATGGTGAATCCTATTATACCACAGACGAAACAATGACAAATGGTGATGTGTTTAACATTAATGAAGATGGTGATCCAGGCGACATGGTCGGTACATTTAAAGATGGTAATCTAATAATGTAAATGTATTTAAAAACACGTTCAATTATATTGTAGAAATGAGTGAAGCACAATCTCAGACGTTTTTTCAATACTGTAATAATGTATGTTTTAAAGTATGTTGGAATTGTATGCTAATGTATTCTTATGTAGAGATGAATATTGAGACTTATTTTCCATCATTGATTAGTGCTTATGCTATGGTAATGGATTCATTAAAATCAATGGTTAAATATTATACTCCATATTTATATAATTGTATTAGTATTTTTTTATATGGTGACGATTGCACATGTGTTTGTGAATGTGGTTCTAAAAATATAGCAAACGATCAACTAACAAATGAACAAGTTATTGAATCACTTTTAAATGGTCTACCTGATGACATTGATATCGTAAATACTGAAACATTTGAGGATCCAATGGTAAAATATCAAAACGAAAAACATAGTAATGACTTTATTATGGAAACCACTGATGATATTAAAACAACATCTGATGATGATCATGATGATAATATTGAAGAAGATGATGAAGAGTTGGTATCTATTATAAATAGCATTGACAAGAAAAATCTCTAATATATACCAAATTGTTAAAATAATTACTATACTAACCTATTTAAACGTAATAAAGTATAGTAATTAATTAGTCATGGCGGCAGTAACGAAAGAGCACAGTTCTACAAAAATACAAATGCACCCATTGAATGATACATGGCTGCTATACGCACATTTACCCCATGATACTTCATGGACCATTGACAGTTATAAAGTTATAACAGAAGTAAAATTTGTAGAACAGGTTATTGCTCTTGTCGACTGCCTCCCGGAAGACTTGGTTACGGATTGTATGCTATTTTGGATGCGAAAGGGAATACAGCCTATTTGGGAAGATACAAATAATCGAGGTGGAGGCTGTTTCTCCTATAAAATAACAAACAAAAACGTCTATGCTGTATGGCGTAAAATGTCATATCTGCTATGTGGTGAAACGATGACTTCGAAAACTGGTATAATGGGTAAAATAAACGGAATTACAATTAGCCCAAAAAAACACTTTTGTATTCTTAAAATATGGCTAAAAACATGTTCGCAACAAGATCCAACTATTATAAATTATCCAGGTGGTAATATTATTAGCGCTCAGGGTTGTCTTTTTAAACGCCATAATCCAGAATATTAAATATAATCTATGATTCGTCTGGGAGTGGTGTTAAGCATAATTTAATTTCCCCTAAAGAAGCTACATAATACTTTACTATTAATGGGCGGTCATTTTCAAGATGAAGCTCTATCTGATTACATAAATTAGTGCATTTTATAAAATAATTCAGGTTCTTCAATGAAAAAACCCCTTGGATAACATCGTTCTCTCCAGGCTTTGATTGGTATTCCATACCACCATCACTCTCAATCCGTCTTAATTCTGCTTCAGCAAATGTGCCACTACATTTAAATATCAACTCGTTTCCTATTGTCTTTATTTCTAAACGATCTGATAAAGGATTCAAATCGCGGATGATTTTCTGAAAATCAGTAGATGGTAGATTAATAACGGATGAATAAACCAAGTCGGGTGGATTAAGTTCTTCGTTTATGGGTTCGATGAGTCGCATTTTCTGTGTTTTACATTGTTTTATATCTCCATTTTCAAATTTCAACCCTAAATGCGTAGTTATACCGTCTTCATAATAATCCTTGTCTATGAAAATAGTTAAGGTATCATCATTATCAACAGTGTTAATTAACTTAAACAAATGGAACATATTCACACCTATAATGATTTTATCCTCTTTACAATCATAGAGTTCAAAATTCTTGGCATCCAAATACAGGTGTGCTAAAATAGTATGTGATTGGTCCATATTAACTATACGCATACCGTCCTTCTTAAAACTAATATTGGTCTCTACAAAAATGTCCTTGAGAGCAGTCATCAATGTTCTAAAAGGAGCAATTTGAACCGTTTTAATGGTTAATACATTTCTATCAAGTTCTTCTTGAGTTGAAATCATAAATATTATAGTATAATAAAAATTATTCTTTAATCTCTTTATTTAATTACTTATTTTAGCAGTTCTTCTTAGTCGCCGACCGTGTTTTTTCATAGCCTTCCGAGATAACTTTAAAGCTATACTGTTTTTATTACAGCCTTCAACCAATAATGAATAATCAACCACGGATGATTTACCACCAGTAACTGAACTCGCCAGTCTAGCGTTCCCCCAACTATGCGCGGTTTGATTAGGCCTACTCCCAGAAGAATAATAAGCACCTTGACCCTTCTTCTGGATTAATTCAAGCACTTTGAGAGAACAGCCTGTCGCTTTTGATAATTCAGGCGATGGAGCAATGCTATTAATTTTATAAATATCGAAAGCATTTTTAATATGACTGGATCGTTTTTTGGCAACACCTTTTAACTTACGACGAGTATGATATTGCCCTTTTTTATAATATTTTCGGGATTTTAAAACCTCTTTTTTTTGAATGGCCTGGTTTTTTCGACTTAACGTTTGAGGTACGTACTTTTTAGGTATGTTTGTTGATGGTCGTTTTCGAGTTTTACTCATTTATAATAGTATTATAAATGAATATACGGGTTTTTATATTTATATTAAATATTAATGTTTGTTTTTATGACTACGTTTATGCTTCTTACGAGATCCTCCTTTCGTTTTTACAGCTCCAAATTTACCCTTTCGGGTTTTATATCCAGCCTTTTCCAACCGTTTTTCTTTTTTTGCAGTAGCATGCTTCTTCTTAGAGACAATACGACCATGTTTATTATATAATAAATGGTCCTTGGTTAAACCACCCGTTGTTTTATACGCAGTTCCATGCCATACTTGAGCTCGAGAACCTTCCAACATATCATAAGTTTTCCCCTTTATATGATAATTTCCATCGCTATGTTTGAGATGTTTCTTCATTGTTATTATTTTCACGAGAGAAAAAATAATTTTATATACATAAAACATTATTATTGAATATAGTCGTATCGTATTATCTAATAATATGTATGTAAATTTAACAATTCTATTATTTTAGCACTTCTCACCTTTATTTGCGGTTCTTCAAATAAATGAAATTCAGTTGCTAGGTCTCTCGTAATTATGCTACTACTTCTCTTGTAAGATTTTACTTTAAGAGAATATGATTTAGAACCAAGAGAACTATTACCCTTGTGACCATTATCACTATTCTTACCCTCAATTAAGGTCAAATTTCCTATATTATTTATCAAAGATTTATCTACAAGGTTTAATTTGTTTTTTTGGCAATATATGTGTTCAAGAGTGTAATCTAATGAAACCGTATGTATATCCGTATTCATAATAGTTTCTAAAAATAATAATAAATATGTCGCTTTCTTAGAACTAAAACATATTTGAGCCATATTTATATAATAATTATCATTAGTAATAGATAAATCCTTATATTTTATAAAACATTTTTCTAGTTCCTTATAATAATCATACTTGTTATTTTGCAATACTTCGTTAGTAATACGGATAAAATTAGTTGAATATGATAAGTTATTAAACGTCCTATTTTTAAAACCAATGTTTCTAAAATACATCTTTGCTATTAATTTAATCAATTCACTATCTATAACACATGTAGTATAAAATATAGGCAACAAGCACCACATATAAGCCTCCCAGTTTAAACTTATTTGAACCGTATTAGTCAATAATCGTCCAAATCTATCTGAAGCAATATCATCATAAATTTTAATCAATCTATCCACAATATCGAAAAACTTATTTATTTCTTTATAAGTATTTTTATTATTAATTATATTTTTAAACTGGTCTATTTGATCTACCTTCCTGTGTATAATATTGTTATACAATTGGATTGCAATATCAAATATTTTCTGTCCAAAACTCTTGTATAACTTATTTTCTTTATGCTTAATTTCTTCCCATCGTTCGTATATTTCCATCTTTTTATCGTCAGATATTTTAACCAAAATAGGATTCTTTATCACGTCCAATGTCTCTACATTCTTCCCTCTATTGTTTTCCCAATCAAATATTCGACTAACGTAATCCGGATCGTAGCAATCATAAAACTGAATATCGATATCATTTAATATAAACTTATACAAATTGATTATTCTACACTCATTATAACGCTTTAATATAAAATAATTATAAACTTCTATAAAAGCGTTATATAATTTCGTACTTTTATCTTCTTTTATATACTCGTGTTTTTTTGATATATGGGTTATAAATTACTTTTTTTAGATACATTACAATGACAATACTTACAACAATATTCTTCATCGTCAAAAGAAGTTGATACATCATCTACCAATACATAAGATATCCAGGATTTTATTTTATTATTAAATATATTTACTAAACCACACATATCATATGGATTAATACAGTAAATATTAGGTATTATTGTAGCATTACAATGTTCTTTAAGTTTTATTTGTTCCGGTGTTAATTTATCCAAAACCATATCAACCGTTAATAAGGCATTAATTTTATCTTTTAATTTTGGTGATAAACACCCTATTACGTTCAAAATCAGAATTATGGTTAATATCCTCTGTTGACCATCATATATATCATTGTTGTTCATATAACACAAATTTATAATCGACCCCATTTTTTCAACATACTTGTCCTCTTCAAATATATAAAATATATCATCTAAAAAAGGTGTTATATCGTTAGCTTCCCAAGAATATTCACGTTGATTCATTGGAATTCTTAATTTTTTTGGAGTATATTATTCCACGTTTCTTGGTTGGTCGTATAGGGTTTCCGACGTACCATTATTATGTTTATTATGTTTATTATGTTAATAACCCATGGTAGCATGGGTTCAACTTTAAAATATATAACTTAGATATCTATTTAAAGTTTCCTATCATTTTTCGTTTTCCTCCAGAAAACACACCAAATTGATTCACGGTCGTGGGAATTTGCTGATTAGGATAAGGGAATGTACCACAATTAGCAGGGTCATTATCACATGTGTTTTGTTGACGGACAGTGATAGTGCGTTGAAAACGGTTGGCATTATAAGCGCTTTGTAAATACGCAGCCCTTGACATTGTTCCCGAAGAAGTATTCACTGTTTTTATATTTGGAGATTGACGAGCAGAAAAGCATGCGATTTGTTGTTGATTACGAGTATTTCTAAAGCGCGGTGTATTCAATATTCCAACATGCATTCTATATCTCTAGTATAATCACGATATTTAATTTCAATTATACGAACCTAAACACCGTATTTTTAAGTTGTATTTTGTAATGTGTTAAAAAAATTAGCTATAATACTGGTAAATGCGGTATTTGACGCGTTATCATCACCAAATTTAATTGTTCCTACACCGTTCAATTGTTCTGCTGGAAGCTTGTTATTTAATTCTTCGACGACATTTGAAATTGCCAAAGAAGACTTTTTGATTCTATCCGTCACTATAGCGTCAAGCGTATCCCGCTTATTAGGAATCTGTCTAAAATTATTAACCTGATATTCGAATGGAATATTTAATAATATAGGTATTTGATTATAATTACCATAACCAGTCCATATGGCTACATTATCTTTACCAAAATGGTTTAATGTAGGGTATGAATAGCCTTTTTTAAATATGGTAGTATCCAATTCATCCAGATTAAGAATAAGATTATCAATGTCTTTATTTCCGTCATTATTCATAGACACTTCATAAACGGCGGATTGAATTGGACTAGCATAATGATTACTTGACGAATCTCTAATAGAATAACATTTTTCTATTTTTAAAACCCCACCACTGGCTATCTCAGACCCATCTTCAACTCTACCTAAATTATAACACTCGGTTATATCTTGTGCTGTAGATAATATTTCTGTAGAAGTATTACCTAGACTTATACCCGCTGTTTCGGTAAAACCTAAATTATAACATCCTGTTATTTCCATCAAAATAACGGGACTATTAGTATTAAAAACATATCCACCTATACCAGCGCTTAACCACTCATCATCAAGTGGAGACGTATTTAAATTCCCATAATTAATACATTTTTCAACGCTTATATATAAAAACGATATGCTATCAGCCGATAATTCTATATTTGTATTCCCACAAATACCAAAAACTCGGGGTCCGTTTAAATTTCCAACATTAACACATCCTTTAATTTTAATATATCCCCTAGTCGCGGTACTACTAAACATGGTTGATATAATACCAGCAGATGACCCAATTATATCTACCGTAGAATCTGGATGATGTATTAAATTACCATAATTCACACAATTCTCAATTGAAGCGTTAGATACAAAAGGTCCTGCAATACCACCACTATTATTTACATTAATCATATTACCACGATTAATACATTGTGTAATAATTGGAACTGATTTTATAGTATTATCAGGATTTGTTTCGATAGTGCCACTACTCACTAAATAAAGTAATTCTGGATCTCCAAAATTAGAGGCTACAATGCCTCCACAATTTTTATATACATCACTAAATGATCCAATTGTACCCAGATTGATACATTGTTCTATTTTTATATCTCTGGTTTCAGAAATTAATACAGGACTTGGTATGATAACGCCAGATGATCCTACTATACCCCCACAATCGTCTCCATTTATAGTTCCACTATTTATACATTTTAAAATAGTTAATGTTTGCATATTTTTATATACGTTATATCCAACAATACCACCACATTTATCTTGGTTTATAATACCATTATTATTACATGATGTTATTTCAAGTTTATTACCGGCCGTTGTATCGTTGTAATAGCCTACAATACCACCACCATCTACAGCATTTATAATTCCTTCATTTATACAACCATTGATGATACATGTTCCATTATTACCATTACTAGTATTCGATCCACATATACCACCACTACCAACGCCTGATATTTCACCATTATTAGTGGAGTTGAAAATATTACACATATAAACACCTGCTTTATCACCACATATACCACCACTACCATTACCAGATATTTTCCCATTATTAGTGGAGTTGAAAATAGTACATAGACGATTAAAACCTGCTTTATCACCACATATACCACCACTACCATTGCCCGATATTTCACCATTATTGGTTGAATTATTGATATTACATGGATTATTAAAACCAGCACTTAAACCACATATACCACCACTACTATTTGAGCCAATATTACCGTTATTTATACACGAATCAATATTACATAACACACCACCAGCCTCACTTCCACATATACCTCCGTTACCTTTTTTTCCTAATATATCACTAATAATATTACCATTATTTATACATGATAATATATTACCATTACCACCCTTAAAACCAAATGTAGCCCCGCAAATACCACCACTATCATTACAATTATATAAGTTTCCATAATTTATACAAGAATCTATTACACATGAACTTTTTTCATGTCCAGCGCTGGTTCCACATATACCACCCACTTTAAACCCAGATATCAATCCGTAATTTTTACAATTTTTTATATAATATTTTCCATTTTCTCCATTTCCGGCATAACTACCTGAAATACCACCACAAAAATTTCCCATAACATTACCATAATTATTACAATTTTCAATAATTACTTCAGCGTTTTTATTAGGATAAGAACCCGTATTTACTCCAGAAATACCACCACTATCTTTTAAACCTATTTTATGGTAATTATAAACATATTCAATCTTACAATATTGAGTATATTGTCGTAATAAGTATCCAGTTCCCATAGCGTTTTTTACATTCTCAGGGTCTAAAGAATTATCATTTAAACTACCATTAATAAGATCAAAATCTAAAAAAGTATTATCTTGTTGAACTAAATAATTAGTATTAGATGTATTTATTTTAACCTTATTTATTGTTATAAATTGTACATCATCTGTGTCATTTTTGTAAATTTCAGATGTTGTTATTACTAAATCCAATATACTAACAATTGTAATATCAGTAGTTACTATATCATTATTCACTGTATATTCAAGTGTAATATTTTGACCAATAGAAAAATCGTTTATAATAGAAGTGTTTATATTTATTCCTGTTAATGTATTACCATTTCCAACAGATATATTTGTATTATCAGTCGAAATATCTATATATTCTTCTAATTCTACATCGCCGATAATTAAGTTTTTAATAATTGGATATTCCCGCGGATGTGTTATATTAAAATCATTATTATAATTATAATCAATATCATTATTATCATTTAATACTCTACATAAACCTCGCATATTTTCGTCGATATGTATTACTTGGTTTGTATTATTTTTTATGAAATTAAGCGTCTGGTTTTTAAGAAGTAAAAATTGGAAATCAGTAATCGTTGTATCTTTTTTATAAACAAAAAAAAAAGTATTTGAAGTCGTGGTATTTGCATCTAATAGTAATAATTGATCACATACGTATAATAATATATCATTAAATTTCTCAATAGGTTGTCTGAAATCATTTAGTGTATTTGAAAAGTTAAAACCGTAAACAAAAGTATCATTATTGGCTATTTTTATATATTCTACAACAAATTGTAATGAACTGTTTTGTGGATTCTGAAATTGCAGTGTTTGGGTAGTATATAATTGGTTTGTAATTATATCCTTTATATTAGAATACTTATAGTTATATAGCGGTGTTCTAGAACCTGAACCTGCCTCAATTTTAACCATGTTAAAATTAAATACATATGGTCTCTCATTTGAAAATGAAAATTCAATATTAGGTGAATCTTTGTCGAAATTAATATAATCACCAAATCCCATTAACTATAATCATATATTTTATTTAAATTGTTTATATATGGATTTGTATAATTCATAATATCGACTTTAAATCAATGTTCAAACTCAGGTCTTTTTTAATAAGTTCATACTTGTTTTCTTTCTCTCCACCATCAATACCACCCATTAGTTCTCGCACCATTGTCATGTAGCACTCGGTGCCACTCTCGCTTTTATTCCAACCAGGATTATTCAACTCCCAATCCTTAATCATCTGAATCTGTTTTTGAGTAATACTATCGATACTTTTATCGATATAATTGTGTTTATTGTCTTCTTCCCATGTATTATCATCTTTAACATGAAACAATAATCTGTTATGATCGCTACAGTGAATAGGTCTCTGTGATGGAGACATATCCACCAATCGTTTTAAAAATATATTGGTTATTCCCTTTGCATAACCATTATCCACCGTATATTCCAAATCTTCTATGGATAGATTGAGAGAACTGATAAAATCACTTAAATTCATAGCATCCTTGCAGTGCTGATTTAAAAACAAATTAATGGTCATGTGATTATAATTGTTAGTCACTGTGTTTGGCGCTTTGGCGTCTATTTTCTCCAATAATTGGTGGATAGTAGTATTTTGCTTCTCAATAGTCCTTTCGATTAAATTATGTAGTACTGTAATATGGCGTTGTTGAGTATCAATAATATTATTTTCTGTGTTAAATACTGGTGGTTTATATCCTACACACTTAGATTTATGACGACTTAAACCACTCTGAAATTTATAAATTCGTTTACAAGACGGACAATCAAATGTATCTTTATTGGAATAGGAAACAACCTCTGTTTTAACATAATCTATGTGGTTGGTATTCTTCAAATGTTTTTGTCTAGAGCAATGTTTTGTATAATCATATCGGTTTAATGTTATATAATTACAGGGTTTGCAATAATATGTTTCTTTCAACTTACCCATAACAGTCTGACAATACTATACTACGACATTTATCATTAATTGATTTTACAAGTTGTTCCAAAATTATAATTATACAATATTATAAAATATAACTTAAAAAACAATATTAGCGGGAGCTATGGTCTTGCGACTTTTTCAAAAAAAAAGTCGCAAAAGTCGCATAAAAAAGTCGCAAGACCATAAACCATTCAAATCAAAAATGCGGCCACACCATAACCTACTCATATAAAATATTTTTTAATCAATTATTTTTCATCGAGTGTTATCATTTTTTACCATTTTTTACCATTTTTTACCATTGCCATCAAAATCAAAAAACGGAAATTCTGAAATTCCGCGGACGTCCTTTTTTTATATGAAATGAAACTTTTCAGGATTGGATTTTTTTCTGCCCGTAGTCAGTCTCATGTCTAAAATGTCCGCACTTTCCGCGGTTTTTAAAAAGTAATATGCTATATATGGGATTTCATCAAATTATTTTTCTCAAAAAATCCTACTTTGCTTTTCAAAAAAAAGGAACGCGGACGCTTTGTTTAGAACATATGTTTTTTACAAATAAAAAGGGAAAACAATAAATACAGTTGTTTATAAGAGAATACAATATCTGTAATCTATAATGTCATGTTCTTTTATTGGTGGTTGTCTGTTGGTATGGTTTGTGATAGTCTTTAGTATTATTGCATTTTTGGTAGCCTTGTACTATGTATGGGTATTGTATGACAATAAAAATCTACTCTATCCACATTGCGGTTGTAATACAATAGACCATGAAGATTCTGTAATTTATATGCTAGGTGAGACTGCTCTAGTGGAAAAACACATGGCTGTTTTACTAGAAAAAGTGCCTGGTTTATCTATATCCAAAATTGGGTTTAGTACTATTGATGGAGAGAATATTGAATAAACATAAAAATATGTGTATGGTTATTATACTATAAAATTGAAAACATAGTTAAACCAATTAGTTGAAGTAATTTAACCATATAGAAATGGATACTTTAAAATCTACCCATGCGTCTGATGCTATTAGTAAAAAATACAAGCGTCTAACTGACAAAGAGCATGTGCTTCATAATTCTGATACGTATATTGGTTCAATCGAGCAAGTTCAAGAAGAGCAATATGTTATGGCGCCTATGCCAATGTCTGAAGGAACTAACGATATATATTACCAACCAGATAGTATTTTAAAAGAGGAAACCACTTATATTCCAGGTTTGTATAAATTATTTGACGAGGCTATTGTAAATTGTCGTGATCACGTTGTGCGTTGTCAAGAGAAAATCGCAGGTGGAGATACGTCGGTGAAACCCGTTTCATACATTAATGTATCGCTATCTATCGATGGTTCTATTACAGTAGAAAACGATGGTAGTGGTATTGATATTGTCGAACACCCTACTCATCATATCTGGGTTCCAGAACTTATTTTCGGTCACCTTCGAACAGGTACAAATTATGATAAATCAGAAAAGAAAATCGTCGGAGGCAAGAATGGTTTTGGTGTTAAACTGATATTTATTTGGTCTAAATATGGTTATATTGAAACGGTTGATCATACACGCGGTCTAAAATACACACAAGAATTTAAAGACAACCTTTCTGAAATTTGCAAACCTACTATTACCAAAACAAGATCAACAAAACCCTATACTAGAATTACTTTTTTACCTGATTACGAGAGAATGGGTATAGACGGTCTTACTTACGGTTTTAAACGACTACTTATTAGACGTGCTTATGATATTGCCGCTATTACAGATAAGCGTATTAAAGTGAAAGTAGATGACAAACAGATTGTCGTTAAAGATTTTCAATCGTATGTATCATGCTATATAGGCTCTGATAAACAATCAACCAAACGCGTTTATGAATCACCAAATGAACGATGGGAATACAGTGTATCTCTTACAAAAAACGATTGTTTTGAACAAATCAGTTTCGTTAATGGTATTGCTACTTATAAAGGTGGAAAACACGTGGATTATATTATATATCAACTGGTTAGAAAAATTGCGGATTATATTCAAAAAAAGAAAAAACTAATTGTTAAACCTAATGTAATTAAAGAACAGATTCACCTGTTTTTAAGATGCGATATCGTTAATCCGGCATTTTCAAGCCAATCTAAAGACTACCTTGATACACCTATTTCAAAATTTGGTTCTGGTTGTCAAGTAAGCGATGCCTTTGCAGAAAAAGTCGCCAAAATGGGTGTCATGGATATTGCGTGTTCTATGACTGAAATAAAAGATAGAAAAGCCAACAAGAGGACGGATGGTGTTAAAACGAGTAGTATAACTGGTATTCCAAAGTTGAGTGACGCCAATCAGGCCGGAACCAAACATTCTGGAAAATGTATGCTAATTTTATGTGAAGGTGATTCGGCCAAGGCGGGTATTCTCTCCGGATTAACGACCGACGATCGTAATACAATTGGTGTCTATCCTTTGAGGGGTAAATTGAAAAATATCAGAGGTGTAAAAGCCAAAGAGTTGGGGGATAATGCTGAAATTAATGATATTAAGAAAATACTAGGATTAAAGGCGAATATGGAATTTGAAAGTAAAGAACACGTTCAACGAGAATTACGCTATGGAAAAGTCATCTTTATGACAGATCAAGATTTAGACGGAACACATATAAAAGGTCTATGTATTAATATGTTTGATGTCGCATGGAATGATTTGTTGAAATATGGCATTCTTGGTTTTATGAATACACCTATTTTAAAAGCCAGTATGGGGACTGGAAAAAATCAGCGATCTCTGGTGTTTTATAATGATGGAGAATACGACCAATGGAAACGTACTCAAACAGTAGAACATATATCTAAATATAAAGTAAAATACTATAAAGGATTGGGTACGAGTACAAAACAGGAATTCCAGGAATATTTTGAAAACAAGCGTATTATTATGTTTCAACAAGGTGTCCATTGTGCGGATTCTATTGATATGGTCTTTAATAAAAAAAAAGCAGATGAGCGTAAAGTTTGGTTGGGAAATTATGACCGTACTAATTATCTTGATACAAACAAAGAAGGGTTAGATTTTACCGAGTTTATCAACAAAGAAATGATCCATTTTTCAAAATACGATTGTGAGCGGAGTATTCCAAATTTGATGGACGGTCTGAAAACCAGTCAGAGAAAAATCCTTTATAGTTGTTTTCTAAAAAAGTTATTTGATACAGAGATAAAGGTAGCGCAATTAAGTGGTTATGTATCTGAAAAATCATGTTATCATCATGGAGAGCAGAGTCTAAATGAGGCTATTATATCCATGGCTCAGACGTTTGTAGGGAGCAATAATATTAATTTATTGATGCCAAATGGACAATTTGGAACGCGGATGGGTGGTGGTAAAGACGCGGCTAGTCCAAGATATATTTTCACATTATTAAATACAATTACAACAAAATTGTTTCGTCAGGAAGATAATAACGTCTTGGATTATTTGGATGACGATGGTACGCCTGTAGAACCGATGTTTTACGTACCGATTTTACCTATGATATTGGTTAACGGAGCGAATGGTATTGGAACTGGATTTAGTACCGATGTATTACCACATAATCCTACTGATATCATAAAAACACTGTATAATATAATTTCAACACTGGAAAGCGATAGTAGCCTACCTTACAATTGTGGAACAGAAACAGTAGAAACGATGATTCCTCAATTAATTCAGTTGTTGGACAATCATAAAACAGACTTAATGAATGAAAATAATAACGTGTTGCCCTTTTTCGATAAGTTTAATGGCAGTGTCTCTTGGATATCAGTTGATGATCATAGCCGTATTTTGGTAAAAGGCTGTTATACAATCTTGAATAAGAACGAAATTCGCATTACGGAATTGCCTATAGGCTCTTGGATAGACAAATATAAACTATTTATTGAAAATCTTATTGAAAAAGGGAAAACAACAGCTAAGGTTGGAAAAAAAGGAAAAGGAAAAGACGCTATTTCAGCTGTGGTTAAAGAGTATCTTGATATGTCAACCGATACTGTAGTAAATTTCACATTACGATTGAGTAGTGGGAATTTATATGATATGGAAGGTGATGTAGGACAACACGAAGGAACCAATGGTATTCATAAGTTATTTAATTTGGCAACAACCATGCATCTGACAAACATGAACTTGTTTAATCATAAAGAACAGCTACGAAAATACACTAATTACTATGATATAATCCACGAATACACACCAATTCGTCTAAAACATTATATTCTACGCAAGCAACGACAACAACAAGAGTTAGAGTATGACTTGGGAATTATCGCCAATAGAGTGAAATATATCCAGCTTATTTTAAATGATACGATCGATTTGCGTGGAAAGAAGAAAGACGCCATCCACACTATGCTTATAACTAATGGACTGGAAGAGCAGAGTGACCGTAAAGAGACTAATGACAAGAATTTCAATTATTTGACTAAAATGCCTATGGACAGTGTCAGTAAAGAAAACGTCGCCAAATTAAATGCTGATTACGATACAAAACAGTCTCAACTAGACTTAGTGAAAAATACGTCAATATATACAATGTGGAAAAATGAATTGACTGAACTAGCGGACGTATTAAATGTATCCCATGATGAACCTGTCGTTAAAAAGCCAGTCGTGAAACGAAAAATTGTTGTTAAACGCAAGTAATAACAATTTTAATAACGAACAACATCATCTAATAACCAACGTTTATAAATAATGACGACATCTATTTTTAGAATCCATAAGTCATTTCTAACGGTTTGTATTCTTTCGTCATGACTGGTCGGGCCATGGGTGTCGCCAAGGTTGAAACGTCGTGGAGGTATTTTAAATAACCCTGTACTTCCCCATATATCTGGCGTATTGCGTAATCCAGCACTAGAGTATTTAACTCTGTAATTTGATTAACAATTGGTATTGTAGGGCTATGTTTGGCAAATTGAAGGAACGTACTTCGCATAATAACTTTTAAGACGTCTTCACTTTGCTGACCAATTAAATATTGCGATTTTGAAACGTCATAGACTCCTTTTCGAATACCATTTTGAATAATGGTAATATTGTTGGTTGAGAAAAAGGCAATAGAAAGAGGCGTGTTTGACCATGTTCCAGTTAGAGCATTGCTATAATTGGTGCATGATTTCACCGGTTTTTTTTCATAGAGACTGAATGTGCTTTTAGGCTCGTGACCTTTTAATAAAACACGTCCATTATATTGTATATCGGTAGAATTGGATGGCATACTATGGGACATCTTATATAGTTAATATATATTTGTTTCGTATTTAATAAACATGGAAGTATCGCAGAACATGGTTATTCTTTTATCTATAATAATATAAAGTACAATGAATTTTCAACGAGGCGTTTTAATAATAGCGACACTGGTCTTATTAGGAGTATTAACCTTTATTGGTATGTCAATGTATTCAAAAGCCAGCAGTAGCGTCTATCCACCAACCGTGGCAAGCTGTCCTGATTATTGGGAAGCAGAGCCTAACAATGGCGATCCAACAAATCCCATATGTAAAAATAATAAAAATGTCGGTAGTGAAAACTGTCCGACGACAATGAATTTTAATACCAATGAGTATATAGGTGATGGTGGTTTTTGTGCTAAAAAAAAATGGGCAAACAATTGCGATTTGAGTTGGGATGGTGTTACTAACTCAAATAGACAATGTTAAACCCAATATTGTACTATAGTATAAACATAAAACAATATCATTATGGTTTAGTACAGTACCATCCTTATGGAGTTTAATGATTTTATAAATATATGTAGCTCTAATTTAAAATCACCATTTAAAATGACCTTTTTAATGGCAACCTCATTTGACACGGTATTGGATAACGCTGTGCGTCTAAAACAAACAATGCCTTATAATATTTATATATTCGACTGTTCTGAATATTATAACGATGATGCTATAGTAGCTAAATGTAATCTCATTAATAACAAAAAGGGTACAGTTATGGCCGATTTTTTAAATGAACATACACGGTCTCAATGTAATGATGTTTGTCGTGTTGTTGGGGATACTAACCTGATATTTATATTAAACATAAACACATTTGAGGAATCGCATAAAAATTGTTTGTCTTTATTAAACTCTATAATGTCCTCAAAAAACGACGATATTCATTATTTTATACATTCTGTTGATAACTATCCCGAGCTTTTTACAACCACACTCTCGTATAATGATAAAGAGTTTAAATTATCGCCTATAAGTACCACTATTAAACAATTCCAATCATACAAAGCATTTACTAAATATAAAAAATGTATATTTCCACTCAATAAACTAAAAATAAACAGAAAAAGTATTGAATACCATCTTGATCAAATACTTTTTATATCACCCCCGATATCGTCGCGACCAATAAAGACATTGTTCAATAAACAGGATTACAAAGATATTATCGTAGATTATCTTACAAGTCAATCTAATAATTACTCTCTTTTTAACAGTATAAGTCATAGTGAAAATATACCCTTAATATTATACGAAAATATAAGGGTCGTATTGGAGTCTAATAGAACACGGTTGCTCCCTTCAGACGATATTCAACGTACAATATACAAACGTGTAAGGCAAGCATGTATATTGTACTACTCTTACAATAATGACCCTGACACTGCGCTTTTTAATAATACCAATCTTTATTATTTTTTATACTCTTATAAATTGTTGCTAAACGAATATGGTATTATACCTGACCGTGCTGAATTAAACCAATTATGTTTTACAAAATACTATTCAAATAGAGCCGCTGAAATACAATATCAAAAAAACATTAAAAGTCTCTCAATAATGGACTAATGACTATCTATTTGGGAGACGGTTATACGAGTCCAATTAAAGTAAGTGCAAACAACAAGAGGCCGCCAATACCAAAGCCATTACCTAGATATCTAAAAGCATTAATTATTGCACCGATAAGAACCCCGCGTAGGATACCATTTCTTCTTTGAGAGAAGGTTTCTTTAAATATTGTTTTCGAATTTGTCAGGCTAAATGGAAATACTAAAAAGAACCCTAACGAGATGATAAAAGTATATAGGCTTTGAAAGTACGCTACACCAGTGAGACCGACAAACAGTGTAGCTATATAGAGAATTGCTGGTATAAACAATGGAATACATAGCATAGCGAAAAGTGGCCAACCTACCCATATACGATTAATAGCCATTAGTGGTCCTATATATCCAGTTATTAAGCCTACCAAGAGGCTGATGTATAGGGAAGCGTATACCATACCTCCGAATAACCAGAAAGCGATGCCGTTGTTTTTAAATTCAGATAGGCTTTCAATAGCGGTACCGACACCCTGTCTGACAATCTGATTAGAATAGGCCATCGACTCTGTTATCCACAATACAAGTGTGCCTATCACACTGGGTTCTTTGTTTTCAGAATAGTAGTTTTTATATGGAAACGTCCATTTACCCATTGGGAAAAACTTGTCAAAAAAAGATTCTAAATTTTTAAAATGCGATTGAGGAGGACCTTCTTGACCACCTTTTTGTGTTTTTCCGTAAGAATAAGGGGGTGATTGGATATCCATGCCTGGGAATGTATTATCTGTATTTTCGCCATAATGTATAAGCATTATTCTAAATCCAGCCCCTAAAAAGGCAATTAATAATAAATGGTATATAAAAAACCCCATTCCTTTTAAAAATCCTCTAATATCGGGAGTTTTACGTTTGGGTAAGGTGGTGTCATTTTGATCAGTAGCGTCGGTATTCATAGGTGGGTCTTCCGTACCATTCATAACGTATAAATTACATACATACAAAAATATAATGTATTTATGTAATTTAACATTTTACGTATTTATTTATATTAAAATACTTTTATATATTATTATGGATACACTTCAGATTATTTTACTGTTGTTTAGTGTATTAATATTCGGTTTATTTACTATTCAGTATTATCAGCCTCGTAAAACAATTGAGGGAATGGATAACCAATGCCCGTCTGATGATAGTTGTCCTAATGGTTGCAATGTTCCTACTAAAATAACAACGTTATGCGATGATACATTATACACTGAGCCTGATGGGCGGTGTTATAAGCTATGCCCATATGAATGTACTGACCCAATGTCCCAGTGTGCTTTTGATGAATGTTGTGACGGCTGTGGTAAGAAAAAAATATATGTGGATTGTGCTACTGGTAATATGATAAACGATGGTCCTGATTTGAATAACATTAATCAAGAAACGAATCACTCCACATCGCCTATAAATACTGGAAAAAATAGTTCAAACATTGATCTACAGGGTTCCCTCGTTGATGACGAAACGACCACACCCCCTCTCGATAAGCCATCATTGGTAAAATCATGTGCGCCTAATGTGGAGTATCATAATTATTATACAATTTCTATTGAAGGTGCCTTTCCACCTGGGAAGCATATTGTTGATAAAAACGCGGTTAGCATAGAGTCCCAAAAAGGAGCCCCCAACCCATATCGACCTGGGGGGGATATAAGCAACGCATTGGACAATCAGACGCGGACAATGGAGAGCAGTTTAGCCCAAAAGGAAGACCCAGACACGGTTATGAATTATGGTGTGTTTGGGTCACCAAAGTCATCAATGCCGCCACCACCAGCAACAACAGCAAGCACCAATTATGTACAGCCCTTAACCACAGCGACCGGAATGTTTAATGAAAAAACTACACAGCCTTATAATAGCGTATATAGTGTCGATTTTTAACGCGAAAACATGAGACCACAGTGCCCACCAACAAAATTAACAATATTGTATTTTTCTTCAAAAATGCGCATATCATAAGTGTATTTATATAACCGAAATGTTTCTTTATTTACACCTAGAATTTGAGCACCAGAAACCGTATCGTTAATAGAGGTTGTCGTATCCATGGCCGCACATACTGTATTAAACTCTGCATCCGGGTCGAGTGGTGGTATTTCGGTTTCTATTTCTAATTCTATCCTAGAGTATTTACTCAAGTTTATAGCGCCATTAGGTTGAATTGTTGATGGATCAGTTTTAAGACCAAAATTATACACATGTAGCCCTTCTTCATACCCACCAGAAGTACGCATAAAAGGATCTATATAATCGTACAACCCAGACTGGAAATCGCTCTCTCGAACCTTGCCATCTAATTGTATTCCAAATTTTTTTAATATTCGCCTCTCATTTTGAATATTAAATGACCCGGATGAATATAATCTAAGAGGGGACTCTATATAATTAAAATCGGTTGAAGTCATAGCGTTGGGACCTATAAGCGATATATCATAGAGTTGATTATTACTAGACAATATATCTCTAGCGGTCTCCCTTTCAATATTTAACTGTGGTTTTACGTACTTATATGGCCAGTTGATATAATTATTCCATTGATTTCTTATATTAGCATCACTACGGCGAAGGAAAAATGTCCAATTGCTTATTAATCCAGTGGACTCTAGTTCGACCTTTTGAGTACCCACTAAATCGTGAAATGTGTATTCGCGTACATCTTTAATTAAAAAGGAGTGTTCGTCTTTAGCTATTTGACGATTTTCCTCCTCAGTTAAAAACCCATATGTACTAATAAGATGGATATCCGAATTAAAATCGGTTCTCTTATCAGCATTGGTATAATCAAAATCGCTGTTGGGTGGTGGGTGAAGAAATCGGTACATTGCATGCTCACTTAGATTGAAGTTTGGTTGTATATATGGGAGATTGTCTATATACAATTTTCGTTCTTTAGGTGAATCAAAATCCAATGTTTTATAGAATGCTAAGGATTCGTCGCTAAAGGTATAATTATCACCAGTGATATAACTTAAACTGTTCTGGCTTCCTTGATAGGAATTCGAAACATCGCGAATAACAAACAATTCTTTTATTGGGCGCATTGTAATATCGATATACAATTCGTTATATTGTGACGCTACCATTGGAAACGCCTGTTTGCTTGAATTGCAAAACCACGACCCGATAGGTATATAAAGGTGCCTTCCACGTATAGATGGCTCTGGTCCGCCACCACTAAGAGAAGTTGTATCAAAAAATGCCGATGGGTAGCCTACAACTGGAGATCCTATTAGCGAATTGTTAATTTGTTTGGTCGGTAATGCTGGATTATTTATTAATGGTGTATTACCAGTCATTTCATCAAACGCGTCTAACTTTGCTCGTGAATTGTCCCGTTTAGCGCAAATATTGATATATTCACCTGAATACTGTTGGAGCGTCGTATTGCCACAATGTATCCTTATTTCCTTAATCATATGAGTACCGATTTCTTCTATCCATTTAAATTCATAGGGTATATATGTGTAAAATTCGGATTCTTCGCTGGTTCGCTTGTATAGAGGACTCCATATATGAGGAAGGCGCATCACAAGATAGGTATCCATTAATAAGTCGCCATACCTCGGCATTTTAAAAGTATAATGAGTCTCTTTGGTCAAATCCAATTGACGCTGACCCTCATGGTTAATTCTAAATTTTTGTAGGCCAAAATTAGTATATTTTACATATGATGCTTTAAAAAAAGATTTTGTTGGTGTTCCATTCAAGATTATATTTTGATTACCATAAGCGATTAAATTCATCAACCCACCTGGCATGTCTATTAATCTCTGTTAAAATTAAGTATTTAAATATATTATTATTTAAATACTTAATTGACGTTATTCTATAAAGACACTATTTAAATCTAATAAACATATAATGGTTTCTCTGTTGTCGCATGATGGTACTACCAACAGTATTGAAGAAAATATTGATACTCAACTAAAATTATTAGGTGTTCCTTTATGGAAAGAAATTGTCGGATTCTTGGTATTTATTATTGTGTTTGTTGGTGGAGTGCCTTATGTCTTATCGAAGTTTAATAGAACTTATTTACTATTGTACTATTTTTCCAATTTAGATTTGCTTGCGAACGTTCTTAATCATTCAAAAGTGTATTTTGATAATTTATATTATCCATCACCACTCAGTGAATATTCATTTTGGTCGTCGACAGCCATTAATTTTATTGCACTTATGGGTATATCCACCGTTGTAAGCATCGTATCAATTAAATACAAAAGCGTGTTTTATGGATTGGCGGCGTCTTCATCCGCCCTACTGATTACATTTTTACTACCAACAACACTCATCTATCAAGCAATGACGTCTATAGAAGATACACTAGAATCACAGTTTAAAGAGACAGGGATGTATTTGAAAAACTTACCTAATCATATCTCAGCGTTGGTGGGCGTAATACTCTCTTTTTTATGTGTCTATATAGAATATACAGTATCAAATAACTATTTACCAACCATCGCAGGTTATTATAAATACGTTTACGAAAGTGTCTCCAATATCAACGTGTTGGATGTATTTTAATTTTATTATGTATTTATAATGGAGACCTTAAAAAATACGTTATCGAGTGTTAAATCCGCTCCCCCATCCCTTTTAGGAAACTTACTGGTTTATTTTATGATAGCGCTTATTGTAGGTCTTATTATATACTATAATAGATATTACAATACTTATATTACCTCTAAATGCAAAGTATTAACGAGAATATACAAAGACTATGCGAAATTGACTTCAATTAACCAGAATGATATGAATTATAAATACAATCTGAGAGACTATTATGTTAAAACTGCTTATAACTGCTGTGCGATTGGTGATTTTAAAAATACTTATGTTGATTTATGTAGTCTAGAAAATGCTCTCAAACAGGGTGTGCGGTGTTTGGATTTTGAGATATACAGTATGAATGGTCGCCCAGTGGTGGCAGTATCCAGCAAGGATGAGTATTATATTAAAGAGACTTTTAATAGTCTAGACTTGGGTACCGTATTAGACTACATTAATAATTATGCTTTTAGTGGATCCAAAGCGCCCAACTCTAAAGACCCGTTATTATTACATTTCAGAATAAAAAGCAACAATAAACCAATGTATGATACTATGGCTGAATTAATACAGACCAAGTTGTCCTCCCGATTATTAAATGCTAAATACAATAATGAATTTAGTGGTAATAACCTTGGAGCAGAACCTATTACCGGTTTTATGGGTAAAATTATTATTATTGTTGATAAACAAAATCCACTATTTGAAGATACTAAAATGGACGAGATTACCAACATAGCTTCAAATGCCGTGTTTATGAGGGCTTTACGTGAGGATGATGTTAAATATACACCAGATTACGAAGAATTGGTCGAATTTAATAAAAAAAACATGACTATTAGTATGCCAAATTTATCGTCATCAAACGCCAATATTGAAGCAGTTATACATAAACGATACGGTTGTCAATTTATCGCTATGAACTATCAGAATTACGATGAACATCTGGAATTTATAGATTCTTTTTTTGAAAACGAAGGACATGCTTTCGTATTAAAACCGGAAGAACTGCGATTTGTGCCAGTTTATATTGATAAACCACCAGACCAAGACCCTAAATTAAGTTTTGGTCCGAGAAGTGTTGAGAAACCGTATGCTACTATAAATATTTAATATACTAAGATATATAATCGTACAAAACGAGTAACGAGTAGTAAGGAGCGAATAAAATATTACATTATAATAATGAGTAAAAAGGCTACCAAGAAGCATAAAAAAACATATAATGGTAAGACGCGAAGACAAAAACGTTCTAGATTACATTACCGCTCTGGAAAACATCCAAGATATACCTACAATTTAAAAGAGAATGAACTGTTGGATAAAGAACTCGAACTCGTGGAGGAACAGGTAGATAAATTATCAGAAAATACTAAAAAACAAGAAGTTAATTCACCATTGATAAAAAAAATGATTACAGTTGTAGAGGATTTTTTAAGAGAAAACGAATTAATCTGTTATGGTGGAACTGCAATTAATAATATATTACCATTGGAAGATCAATTTTACGATTATCATAAAGAAATACCCGATTATGATTTTTTCAGTAAAAATGCGTTAAATGATGCTAAACGCCTTGCAGATATTTATACCCAACACGGTTTTAATGAAGTTGAAGCCAAAAGTGGGATACACACTGGTACCTATAAAGTATATGTTAATTTTATACCAATAGCCGACATAACTCAAATGGATAAGGTTGTGTTTAAACTCCTTAAACAACAATCGATGGATGTCTTTGGTATTGCCTATGCTTCACCAGATTATCTAAGAATGTCAATGTATTTGGAGCTTTCTCGCCCCCGAGGCGATGTATCGCGATGGGTAAAAGTAGCGAAACGGTTGGGATTATTAAACAAGTCGTTTCCTATGAAAACAAGTGCAAAATGTTATGAAATGGATTTTTCTAAAGCAATACAATGTAAAACCAAGAAGGTTTGCCAACGTGAAGACGATATTAGAACGTTGACACTGAAACATTTAATTGGGCTAGGTGTCGTCTTTTTTGGAGGATATGCTTCTTCTCTTTATGCTGAATATATGGATAATCATAAAGAAAAACAACTCGAGATAATTCCATATTACGATGTTATTTCCACCGACGCGTATAGAGATGCTATGTTGCTTAAAGCCAAATTGGAGTATGATGGGTACGATACTGTATCAATAACCCCTCATAAAGCCATTGGTGAGAACGTATCGGAGCACTATGAGGTTATTGTCGATAAAAAAAGTATAGCCTATATATACAAAGCACTAGCCTGTCATAATTACAACACATTACGTATTAATGACAATAATGTCAATATTGCGACAATTGATACAATGTTAAATTTATACTTGGCCTTTTTATATTCTGATCATGACCATCTTAACAACGATCGTATTGTATGTCTAGCAAATTATATGTTTGAATTACATCAAAAACATCGGTTAAATAAAAAAGGGTTGTTTAAACGATTCAACCTACCTTGTATCGGCTACCAAGAAACGATTATGGATATTCGTAGGACAAAATCTGAAAAATACGAGTCCTTAAAACGTTCAAAGGATTTAAAAGAATTCGAACGGTATTTCTTGAGATATGTACCAAGTGAAATGAAACGTAAAATAATACCTAAACGGAAAAATAACAAAACTGTTAAGAAGGGTAAAAAAATGTCTAAATGAGTCGGTATAGGTTGTGTGTTATTAACTTCTATTGTAAATAAATTATAGAAGTTAATTAATGGAATATACTGATCACTTACCGTGTTATTTTATTACTTTATTGAGAATATAATAACCTATGGAAAATAAAATACTGGAGGATACATATCCATATAAATTCATATTACCATCGCTCTGAAATAAAAATTTAAAGTGTTTGTGTAGATTCTGTCGGTAGAACGGCATTTGGAATATGAAAAAAAGACAGCATATTAAAAGTGGTATTTTTAATTCGTCAAACCACGATTGATAAAACGATTTTCTTTCTTTGGGGTTTCCGTGATATATTTGATTATTATGATTGTTTAATTCTTGTTCTCTTAATAAGGGAGGTTGTTGATAGGTTGCTGATGGTAAAGGCTGTTGTCCATGGTCTATATGATTCACCTGCGAATAGGGATCCATTGTTGTTGTTTGAGCATTTATTTGGTGGATTGGAATACCGGTTTGAGAATTGGATTGTGTCGTTAATTGATTTATAGAATTTAATAAACTACCCATTTCGTTTTGTTGGACGGTATTTGACTGGGATTGCGGCTGGGAATGTGGCTGGGATTGCGGAGGTATTGCTGTTGTCATGGACTGAATTCGTTGCGAAATATCATCAGCGTTCAATCGCCGCTCACCTTCATTGATTTGTCGCCCCTGACTACCTTGAGATGATATAATAGTATTGTTTAATGAATGTGATTGTGACAAGTCTTGTTGTGGTAATTGTTGGATTGACGTTGTATCACTGGACATATAAAGTATTTACATAGTTAATTCTGAAACCTAACGTGTTTCTTAATGGTATTGCATTTTTCGTGTTTTGGTGTTAGTTTTACACACCCGTCTTCGTATTTAAACACTTTGTCTTTCAGTATAGAAGTAGGCGGGCCGACGAACCGAATACATTCGTTCGTTTTACATGAGTATCTGAATAATGTCGCCAAACCAAATCCTAATATTATGGAAATAATATGCTTACTGTATTCTCCATAAAGAAGTCGCCGTATATTCATTATATAACGTTTATAAAAATATTATTCATACAAAAAACACTATGTTACATACCGTAAGCTTGGATTGGTATCTCTTGAATATTATCCGGGTTTATAGGACACGTTGTTTTTTCAATGTCAAAACCGAAACACTGTCCAGCGTCGTCCTCATATTGTATTTTTTTAAGGGTATCTTCTGATGGATAAACAACAATCTCCTTTCTCTCGGGTCCTAGACAATAGACGAAAAATACGCCAATGGCAAAGCTGATACTAAAATAATATAAATCGAAGAATTTCATTATATTATAGCTATATCCTTTTTTAGTTAAATTGAATAACTTATTTGAAGTTGTCGATGATACTATACACGATGAACATGTACGATGATGAACATCTACCGCGATTGATTAACGATGATAAAAAATACACAGAATCAGAAATGACGGTTAAATTAAATGATTTTTGGAAATTAAACATAGCCTACAGAAGTGGCAAACTGTTGTCAATAAGCGACCCTCAACAATATGATTATTTTATTAACTTATCACCAGAATCATTAGACTATGGTTTAAACTCTATTATAAATGGTACTTATCCTCTACCCCCTATTGAATATGATAGTATTAAATGTCTCCATTATATGATTAGTCGCCTATCCATCATTGGTCAATTAAATTATGATTATTATATACTGGGTAAGGATACCAGTGAAACATTGGGCGACATGAGAATAACACCCAGTGCTTTGGAAATCAAAAGCGTCCTTCATTGTTGTCATTCAATGGCTACTATTAAATAATAATTTCGTTTTGCTGAACGTTATCTCTCATTAAGAACGTCTCACTCCCTATATAATCATCGTCATTGATAAAATACGTTTTATATTTTTTATTTTCACGCTCCTTATCTATTAAAGATAAATACTCGTTGTAAAAACCAAATGTGGTTCGTTTCACTGCTTTAGGGTCATCACTGTCTTCCGCAGATTTAAATCCTTCAATAATAGACAAATGTAATTGTAGAATCTGGTTTTTCAACACCATTCGCCCTTCTTTGTCTTTGTTATCTTCCTCCATATGAAAGGCCTGGAGAGAAGCATATATTTCAGAATACGATTCATACTCTTTTATTAAATTTTGATACATTGATAAACTATCGTCGTCGTCTATGTGTTGATAGAGATGATTTAATTTAAGTATTTTAATATCCTTTTTTAATTTAGAAAGTATTCGTCCATATTCCTCTATAATATTTTCAATATCGTAGTAATCCGGTCGATTAATACTAATATTAAGACTGCATGGATCAATAATAGCCCCTTTTTTATCCTTAAACTTGCCTGATGTAGCGCCACATTGGGCGATGAGAAGATTATCTTGTTCTTCAAATACCATACCTACAACACGCTTACAGCTAACACATTTTGGAACGATCGACTTGTATTCTTTTTGTTTTTCTTTAACAGAATTATTATTACTACTAATCTTGTTTTTTATTTTAGTTTTTTCCGCGTCATATTCCATTTTTAATGTATAATAATTATCAATTTGTTTTACAAGCGAGGACGAGGTGTCGTGTTTAGTGTAGCGGATAGAGTGTTTATTGAGAGAAGTATCGTTATTAGAACCACTTGACATACTATAGTTATATAAATTTAAGTGGAGGTAAATCTGTAATTAATGATGTATTTGTAAATAAATCGTCTTGGTTATCAATATTATGAATATGAGTTGAAAACTTATGGTTAAGAGACCGAACCTTTTCAATAATACGTTGGGTGTTCTCTCGACGTAAACGTTCTCTGTCCTCTTGTGAAGGCTTGTTTTTATAACTATAGACAAGAATACCTCCTATAATAGATACAAAACCTAGAAACAATATGCAGTTAAATACGGTATTTATAATAGACCGCTTATACAATTGAGTATTTTCTAATGTATAATTCATATAGTAGCTCATACCAGGTTCAATGACACTTGGTGCCGTGGTTCTCATTTACTGTAATCAAATAAAAGAATACGGTAAATGAACGTCAAATTCTATATAATTATATACTAATTATATAGAATACAATGTTGAATTCATTGCTTTTATTTTCCATAATGACGGCTATTTTCGCGACATTAAAGTATTTAACACGTGGACAGCCCGCCATTCAGAGTATCATGGGTTTAATATATATATTTAGTGTGATGGGTCTTCAATTTTACGTTAATTTTACTAGCATACAGGATAAATGTGGTGGTAAAGGAGACTATGGTACAGCTTTTTTTAACACGATATTGCCATTTGTATTGATTTTTATAGTGATATTTTATACTTTAAAAGCGTTTCCATCTTTTAAAGCCCCGTTTTCTAATACTTTTGGATACGGATTAACGCGACTTATGGGGGTGCGTACGTTATTATTAAAAGATATATTAAAGCTACCAGTGGAAAGTGGTCAGGACGGACCACTTAACGCGTCATTACGCCTTATATATGAAGACCCGTCTCTATTAATAAATTCAATTACACCTGATACGATGGAAGCTTTTATTGAGAGATCTGCTGAACTATTTAAACCCGATATTGATCAGTATATTACTAAATTATATGATCTTGTTCGTTTAAAAGACATTGTTGCCGAATATATGTGGTATTATTTATCTGGACTATTAGTAACCGCGTATTCTATATCCAATATAGCGACGTTAAAATGTGATGTATCGTCTAGTGATATGATTAAACTACATCGTCTGCATGTCGATAACCATAAACAAGATATAAGTACTGATAATAACAACAACAAAGATACCTATATATTAAATGAATAGGTACTAGTGGTATATACAACAATAAGTATTTTACACTATTGAACTCATTTATGATTAGAAGAAAAAATTATGAATAATCAGGGAAAGGTGTGTAGTCAAAACCGAAAGTCAAGAAGTATTCAAAAAATATACTGTGATATTTGCTATTTCTTTAAAAGTTGTTATTGAATATGAGGTATATAAAAGGAGGTATTGATAGTAATAGAATGGTTGATTTTATTAACAAATTTATAAATGGAAAGTATAAAAATAAATTAATTATTTAGATAATGCGAGTAGTCATAGAAATCAACTTGTAAAGGATGTAATTAAAAAGGATAATAATTTATTATATGCTGTTCCATATCAACATTATACAAATGCGATAGAATCACTATTACAAAAGAAAAAGGGATTAACGTATGATGAATTAGTTAAAAATGTAAATATGTATTAGAAGAAATACAAATACACATTTATATAAATTTAATAAAAAGAGTGTATGATAGAAATGAAAAATGTGTAAAATAACATCAACAATAAAACACCAACCTAAAAATATATGGATTAGGTTGGTGTTTTAAATATTCAAAAGATTAAAACATATCAAGCAAATTCTCTAAACCCCGACATCCTTCTTCAAACTTACGTCCAAATAGGCTATTGGACTTAACTAAATAGTCTAATTCTTCTTGGCATATAGACATATAAGTATAATCGTTTTTTTTTATAGATTTTTGAAATACTTTATAATTGTCAATATCACTCCATTGAGCGAAAATAATAGCCCCTGCTGCAATATTATGTGTTGAAATAATTTCGTGTTGTAAATTCATACAATGTAATACAGTAATTAGTGCTATTTCATCTACATGCTTAATTCCACTAAATATTTTACGAATACGAGAATGATTTGTTAAAAAAAATATTGCGTGTTTTCTATTTACAATGGATGCCATATTAGCTTTTTTAACCCTTTTCCTATCTCTAATATATTTTAAACACAGGTTAGCCCTCGGGAAAACTTGTGTGTCTGGTGCTAAATTAAAATAAGATTTTGTTTCATCTAGTGAATTATAAATAGTATCAAATGATTTTAGAGGAACACATGCCTGTGATAACCAAATAAAATGTTGGTTGTCTTTATCCTTTAATGCTTCCTGTAACAGTAACAGTTGAGCCATTACGATAGATATACCACCATATTGCGTTGGTATCGTTGTTAAAAGTTTATATTTATTAAAATATAAAAGTGGTATATCGTGTTTATAATGTATATAAATATTGTATTTATCCCTATCGATATTTTTTAAGTATTGATACCACAATGCTTCATGGTTTATTTTATCATAAATCAAGAAACAAAAGGCTATCTTTTATTTAATTGAATAGAATTATCCATAATATACACTATTGTTAAAGTTATTATACTTGCAACGTATTCAGTATATTATCATATAAAATAAGGTTAATTGTTGTTAAGATATTTTAATACGTATATCGTTGTCAAAATCAAAATTCCAATTTTGAAAACACTATACTATAATTAACTGCGTAGTAGCTCATCAACGCAATAAAAATAACAAAAACCCACATTGGAATAACTGTTTTTGATGTTGTACCTACCCCAAACTCGCGAAAAGAACCGTCATTATTAATAATAAAATTCGGTTTTATTATCATAGTAATACCGAAAAATACTGTGAAAACTATCATACTCATTAAAAGGCGGTTTTTAAGGACAAATGTAGAAATATTAGAAGTCATATCGTTTAAGATATATCTATATAAAAGCCTATTGTAAAAATACTTATAATAAATTCGTTTTAAATTGAAATACGGATGGTCGTAATATACTTATATAACCTACCACTAAAATGACAGACTGTATTCATTCGATAACTTTTACTAGTGTATTAGAACAATTACTCGTTTTAACGACAAAAGACAAGCGTCGAAAGGTATGTAAAAATTGTCACGACTTGGGACATACATCTAAACAAATTGAATGCAAACTCTATAAGGAACGCCATGCACGACTGAGACATAAAATAAAAACACACCTTCTTACCAAGGATTTACTAGGAGATACTGCAATAGAAATTTATTTGGTCGATATTTCAGAACAATTGGGTATTTCTATAAATTTATGTAAAAAATTATACCTTGAACTCTCTCCACAGGAATTATTAGACGGTGTTTCAATAGATGTGGATGGTTATATAAAGAGTATTGTGTCCAACGCAACCAAGTGCCATGGTTGTCATAAAAGGTTATTTAATATTCAAACCAACACTCTTCGGGTTTGGAAAGGTAATATGTTATGCGATCCATGTTGGGATACTTACGATACAGAACGGACAGCCGTTTGGGAGCAGATTAGAGACTATAGGCCAGTTGTATGTGTATTGTGTAATGAAGCGCCGCCGAATCGCGATAGAAAAACTGGACGATTTCACCTCGACCACATAAATATGTTTAATAAAACTAACAGCGTATGTTCGATGGTCAATAACGGAGAGCCAATTATTGACATTTATAAAGAAATTGATAAATGTCAATACATGTGTATTATGTGTCATCATATAGTGACTGATATTGAAAAGAAGCTACCTTTCTCGCGTATAAAACAAACCCTTACACGAAAATTAAATAACCAGGAGATAACTATTGGTGCTTATGAAAGCGAACAGGTATATTGGGAAGGCTATTATGAAATAATTATGACCGATATTTATCGTACATTAAAACAGGTATTGGGTAAGGATATTGGGAGTACGATCGTCGTGTAAATACTTATTATATACAATATTTCAAAATAGTCGGTCTTTAGAGTTATATTAATTAATAAAATTCATCACCATCCATATCACCATGATCATCATCGTTGCCCAGATGTGCCGTATCGTAGACTTCCGCGTCTATTTCAGCATCCATCAATTCTTCATAGGTAGCTGCCTCCATAAAAATCTCCATATTCATCCGCGTCGCGTTATCGACAACCCCCATTGTCTTTTCATAATTAAGCCGTTTTTCCATTGCAACGCGTTCTTCATCGTAATTTTCCTTAACATATCGAGTAAGCCCTTTTGTAAGCCCCTTACCCCAGCTTTCCAATTTATGCCCTTTAAATAAATTCTGTATTTCTCTTTCTTCATCCGTCATATCTTTTAGTGTCCTGGTAATCGTGTTTTTCTCATTCTCTCGACTGGATAATATTTTCTTATAAATAGTGTCGTAATTAACCATAGAAGTATCATAATATTTAGAAACTAGTCCAAAGGTATGAATAAAATAATCGTTCAATATACCAATAACACCAGCATCATCATTATAAACCATATCTTCGTCACTCATTTGACGATTCACAAACTCGCTTAGTTCGTCTTCGGTAATAGGATCGAATTTCCTACTATCTGTAATATCACCTTGTTTAGTAAGCCCTATTCGCGACTTTTCATAATTAAGCAGCACCGCGCTTCTATTATTGATAAGATTGACACATTTTATAATGATGTCAATTACTTTTACAAACATGTAATCGAAAAACAAATCATAAAAACGCGCGTCTAGTATAAAAAAACCATTTGAATTGTTTTTCTCAGAGCTTAATGGTAGATTATCTATCATTAAATAGAGCGTACGTAATGGTTTTCTAGCCAAAAGTAAAGCACGTTTAAACAGGTTAATACTATTGAGACTTTCGTCAATACCATCCAAACCTTCGTCGCCAGCCTCGGTCGCCTCTGAATAAAACTGTTTAAAGCCTTGATAAAAATTCAGTAAAAATGTTTTTACATCTCGTGAATGTAAATCAGAAAGCCCCCAATGTTTAGGTAGTGTTATATTAGAAAAATCAGCATTATTTATTACCATGTTTGGAAACACGATACATGTAAGGTGCATTAATTGTTTTAAGCTACTATGTTTTCTTTGCGTCGTTGCTATTGTTTCCATTAATGTGGTAAAGGACTCTAACTGTTTTTTCTGTTTTCTAGACGTTGATGACGGTGTTTGTATAAACTCTTTAATGGTGATTTTAGTAGTATCTTTCACCAATGACAATTGATTTTTAAGTTCTCTCATTATTCCACTATCTTTATTAAAACGGTTATAGGTTGACTCGTCGACGAAGCCGCTCGGTGTTAGCAATGAAGATGAAAATAGTTTTGTTAATCCACTTACTACTGTAGCATCAAACAGATGTTCGTTTAACGGCGATTGGTGGCTCATTTCACTAATCTGTAATAAAAAATCCTTAAACAAATAATGTGTCGATCCATACAATTCGTTAAAAAGGTCTTTACTTACGGTAGTGGATTGTCCGACGTATTTTAAGAGTTCTTGGAGAGAAGTGTTCGAAAACTGATACCCATTGCTTTTTAAATGAGCCAACTGTTCTTTTAGTGGTTTAGAGACATCAAAATCATGTGGCTTAGAGCCACATAGTCGGGTAAGAGCAGGAGTTATTGGTATGTCTGTTCCAAATTCACATTGTTTTATAAAATACTTATATATTGTTCCTTCATTAAAATCCAAAGTAGAATCTATAATGGTTTTTCGAGTATTAAAAAAGGGATTCATTGTAGGGGATTTAATAATAGCCCGCAGGTCGGCAACAATCTTTTCGTTTATTCGAATGGTATCTACAATATTTGTTAGCATGTTGTTTTTAGAGTTCAAATACTTAATAACACCCTTCTCTCGGAGAGGTGTGCTTCCAAAACAGTTTTGCATATAAGGCTCTTGATAAGCGTTTTTTAATAGCATATCAGAATCCCGTACAACACCATGAACGCTATTTTTGTAAAATATCGCTTGTTCTATTATTTTTCCCATAATAACGTTCATATTATCATTGAATTTTCGACTACCTTTTTTTAATTCACCAAGCATTTCTCTCTTAAACTCGTCACTTAATGAATTAACACTCGTTGTCGCATAACTAATATCTAGTGATGGTTTAAATGTGGTCCATAATTCAAGCGTCGCATTTCTATCGACATTGCTAACCAACGCGTCTTCTTCATCTGGATGTAATTTAACCCATTCATGTTTCTCCTCAATACTATCGACAATCTGTCGATCTTTTAAAATTTGTCGGTCAAATTTAGCCATCATTTTTTTTACAAACCCTTCCACTCGCGTTTTACCAATAGCTTTCCACGGCATAGTCTTGGGGTTTTTTATCTTACTGACGACGCATGCTATATAGACAAGCGCACCTTGATCCCCATTTGCGTCGAAAGGGAATCCTTTAAAATATTTAAAACACCCCGCTACATTTTTAGATGTATTGAGTCTTGGTTTAGCCAATTGTATCGATAATATAACACAGCAACATGTTAATAAAAGTAGATTTAGGTTGATTGCTATATCGAATGACGGTAGTGTAATGTTTTTTTGTTTTTTTATTAATAATGCCTTTTTATCATAATTTTCTTTGGTTGAAAAATTAGCATCGTTAAACCGTAATACAGTATTTACAATAAATGGTTTGTGAGTATGCAGCTCGAGTTGCATTGAACGTCCCAACGCGTTTATGATTTTTATGACACTATTGGCATAAGGGGCGGTAAAATCGGCATCTGTAAAAGCCAGTCCTTCTTTCTTTGTATCTTCAGTTTGTAAATCTTGTTGTCGTTGCTTGAGAATAGCATCCATGTTGTTTTCCAATGCTTCTCTTGATTGGAGTTTGTACCCATCACCATCATAACCCTCTTCACCACTAGCGTCTACCGTCTTTATAACATACCCACTGTGTTTATCTACCCATTTATCACCATCATCACTCAAAACGCCTTGGTTTGCACAGATTTGTTCCCGAACCAAAAAATAGTCATCGGTTCCTAAAAAAGCCTTTGCAAGTTGAAATATAAATTTAGGAATCAATTTTTGAGATGTTTTAATACATAAATACCAATAATTATCACTAACATCGTATGTAAATTGATTTACAAACTTAACAATATTATGTTGTTTTTGAACAAAATCCTCTTGGCCCATAATAGCTTGAAATAACTTGCTATAAGGGGATTTAAGTTTGCTTCCATCGGATTGTTTATCGAATACCGCTTCAGTTGCAATCCGTTTTCGCGTTATACCGTCTTTTTGTCGTATAGCCTCTTTATACCGATCAGAATTACTTTTATTATTAAAGAGTGAGCGTATGGTACTGCCTATATTTTTCTTTAATTGAGCGTTATTTTTCTCTCGTTGAATATCAAATATATTCACCATAGCCTGTAAATCTGTTGCTTCAACGAGCTGTCGTGCAACATCTTCATCCACACATTTGTTCTTAACAGAATAGCATTCTTTTTTGGTAGCACACACAAGATTGCCAGTTTGAACGTCGTATTTTATAGTAGTATCCCGCTTCCATTGGTTATTGACTCGAGAATAATAGCGAGGTTTATCACCCGTAATTTCTAGTAATGCGACATCCGTTTCTTCAACAAGACGCTTTCCTGAAATCATGGCGTCGGCCTCCTTTTGAGCAGTTTGCTCATTTAATCCAATATTTTCCATCAATTTATCTTTAAGAAAATCCTTGAATTGTGGGGGAGTCATTGTTTTTTGCTGTTGGTTATAAATATCAATAATATCGTAGCGGGTCGAATCGTATTCCGCATCGACATATATAATAGAACCATTATCGGCATTTAAGTCTTCTATGGTATGGTATTTTTTCACCACCGTAACTGTCTGACATTCGCTAGAACCCTGATTATTTTCCATCTCTGCAGTAATAAGCTGGTCTATAGACGTCAATTCACTATTAAGATTAACATTGCTATGTAAGCCAATACTTAGATAAGAAAGACATAAGTTTAAAAAATGTCCATAATCATAGTCGTTAATCCGTTTTAGGCTTTCACTTGGCGAGACGTTTAAAGACAATGTATAATATGTTTCCAACGCGTTTCTTATAATATTTATAACTGTCAGATCGGAAGAGGATGCCGTCGTCGGATCGTTTTCACCATCCTCCACAATTGGAACCGATGCTAGCAAAAGACGTATTGCATTTTTTGTCATCCCCGTCAATACCGTCGTCTTTCCAACCTCCTTGGTAATTAGCATATTTAACTCGTCACCCCGGTTAATAAGTTTTTTTTTAATACGATTAATATTAGCATCAATGATTTTCTGCGCCTCAACCATATCACCCCGCGTAAAATTATCCCTGTCTATCAAAAAAGCCTCTAATTCTACAAACAGCCTATCCAAACTCGTAATGTCCTTGAGATAACTTGTTTTGGACATGTTAAGCTCTCGTAAGATGTCTTTATTGGAAGGTATAAACTGTGATAAAAATTCCAGATATACTTCACGTTGGTCGTTTTCTGGTAAATCAGTAAAAGCTTCCATAAATGCTTGGGATGGTTCGATATGGTAAATATTGTTTTGTTTATTAACGGGACCTGTAATCAGTCTGGTTATGGATGATTTTAGCGTGAGATTATCATCATCAGCGTTTCCTACATAATGATTGACTACACTTGTAGTTTTACGTAAGTAATTATAATAATCAGTATTGGTATTGGATGTTGTTTTGTCAATAATTAGCGTATTGAGAGAACCCGCTTTATTTTGAGATACAATTGATTCGGGTATTACCATAAATGACTTTAGTTGCATGATATTACCATTTACTACGGGAATAGTATTGACGGTTAAATCCCCCATTTTCCCTTTTACTAACTGTGTTCGAGATTCATTCCCGGTTAAGACTGTGGATACAAACCGTTGTTTAGATAAGGCTACCTGGTCTTTGGAAATACCAACGGCAACCTCGCTATAAAAGTCATCAAGGTTGTCTAGGATTACATTGATGTTTTTAGAAACCGATACTTCGTTAATAATGGCATTTTCAGACGATACAACTTCACTTATAGGTTTAAAAAAAGAATTCATAAAACGCATGTATTGTTCATATTTATACTGACTTGTTGTATCACCTTTGTAATAATTGTCAATAAAATTATTTAATTCAGATAACACAGATTGATTAGTACTCGAATTTATATCCTTAATCAATTCTTCCTCTAAATTAAGATTAAATAGTTGTTTTTTAGCTTTTATTACTGGAATAATCCAATTTAAAGAATGTTTAAATTGTTGCATATTTTTCACCAAGGGAGTATTAACCCATATATCTTCAGGTTTTTTATTAGCATTATTTGATTCATCAAAGGTAGAATGCTTGGTTCTCAACTGCTTAAATTTATCTATCATGTTGTTAATATTCGAGAGAACTCTCTCGTTTCGTTCTTCATTTGGTACCACAGATAACAACTCGTCCAATAAATCATTTAATTGTGTATCGATACCATACCGGCGTTCTTTTTCACCTAATTGTACGTCTTGTTGAATTTCTCCTAAGTCGGCACCTAAAAACAAATTATCAGCACTTATAAAAAGTTGTTTAACCCGGTCTTGTGCTTCTTCTATAGGCTGGTCTTGAGGTAAGGGCAATTCATAACTCGGCTCATCCGGAGTAGCGTTTAATGAATTTGTGGGTTCTACTACATTTTTTTCGGCTTCTACTGGGAACGCCTCTATAACATTAATAGATCGCAGGTTTAACTCCAATGGAATACCTTTGTAGCCAAAATCAATATAAATAATTTCTTTAGAAGGATGGAGTGTAAGTGCCATCATATCTTCCTCGATAGTAGTCAGTCTCCCATAAATTCTTTGTACATTACCGGATTCTTCAATAAAAACCAATTCGATAATATTTCCAACTATAAGATTGTTTTGGGCTAAATAACCTTCTTTATCACTGCGGTTTAAAAGAGTAATTTCATCGATATTTATGTTGGAAAAAATACCAGCTTCGTCCATAGTAAGAACCAATGGCTCAGTTTCATTAGGTGTGTTTAAAACAATAGTTTCGTCGTCGATATATATAATAATATAGATACGGTCATTGATGGTGGTTGTCGTTGTGGAAGCCAATTGAATAATATCTCCTAATTTTAAGTGTATATTGGCTTCTTGTTTATCCATTACTTTACTATAATTATAGATATTTATATAGATATTTAATATAGTTATAGTAAAGCAAATAGTTTTAAGGTAGGGGACATGGTGTATTTATATTATAATATCCTGATTTGAGTGCGTCTATAGCCTGTTTTTGGGGTTTGGTACATGCTCTAAACGTAGGGCTTGTTGTAGTGTAAGGAAACGGTTTTTCATACCCCCTTGGTTTATGAAGAGCTCTTTTGTATTTTATTCGCTCTAATGACGTTTCGCTACCTTTATCGAGTCCAATATCCTTGTCAATTGGTGCACAACGAGGTCGTATTACGCCAGTAGTTGTTAGAAAAAACGAATTAGTATTGTTAGAAACTGTTAAATCAGCGTTGGATTTACATTCCAATTCTCTATTTAAGACTCGCTGTTTTTTACTATGAGTGTAAATATGAGAACTGGTATCATGTTCGTTACGTTGAACCCAGTTGTTTTTTATAAACTGTACTTTACCTGAAGGGGGGTACGGGTAATCGGTAATAGTTAAACCGGATTCTAATAAGGCAGCATCCCATTCACCTTGAGTATAATCCCGTTTATACCAGCGAGTTATGTTACCATGTTTATTATAGGCGTTGTAATTCTTGACACTTTTAAAATTAATGGGCATCATTGTATTACAAAAACAGGATGATTCATTATTCTTAGGCTTGCCAATATAGGATTGTTGAGATGTATTACCATTGATGGAAAAACCCGACTTGTTTGTATGATTACCATACTTAGCACTCGTTTTACGTTTTAATACACTTAATGACATTACATTAAGAATATAATTTTTATTTTATAGTATTATTAAAAATGAAAATTACAATTGGGTCTGAAGGGATGGGACGATGGGGTTCTAAAATAATAGAGTATTTATTATCCAAACTTTATCCAAATATCAAAATAGAATATAAAAATATAAAGACATGTGATTTTGTAATTCAATCTCATTTTTTTAATCAAAAACCGTGTTTGGAATAATATTCCTAATAAATATATATATTGGTCCGGCGAATCGTATGACAATACTGTTAATGCCAACGAATCCATCTCACTATCTATAGATACAAGGTCGAATTCTACACATAGCAATTATTTATATATACCATTTGTTTTAAATAGTCCTCATTTATATAAAAAAAGGAAATATACAAATACCGATAGGAAATACCTTTTGGCATATTGTAATTCTAATACTGTTATGGAGAGGGAGACTTTATTTAATCAAATTGCTAGTAAAATAAATAATGATACGTGTCATTCTTATGGTAGATGTTGTGGTAATTTACCACAAACACAAAAAAAAACTATTGGAGGAGGATGGTCTGGTGATGAAATAATAGATATATATAAGGACTACACATTTGTTATTGCGATGGAAAACATATGTGTTGATGGGTATGTTACTGAAAAATATTAAATGCTTTTTATAGTGGGGCAATTCCAATTTATTGGGGTAGTTCTATTATAAATGATTTTTTTAATGAAAAGCATTTATTAATGTAAATAAATTTCAATCTATTGAAGCGTGTGTTGATTATATACTTTCTATGGATAAACAACAAATTCATTCAATACAGAGAGAGCCCATATATAAAAATAATTCTATTATTAATCTTTTAAACGATTCTTTTTATGAAACCTATGGGAACCCAATATTAGATAAGTATTTAAAACATATTAAACAATTTATTGAAGAAATACCAATGCTTCCCAAACATTCTAATGTATATTCAAAACGTGTTTTAAAGTTTAATTATAGAAAACTTAATTACAGGTAATTTAGACTGACAATGCTATGTTTATTTTATATTTATCATTATTAGGAACTTTAATAAATAATATAACCATTATTACATATTTTACAAGTTAGTTTTTATAACTACTCGCATTATCTTATATAAAATGATTAATTTATTTTATATTTTCCATTTATAAACTTGTTAATAAAAATCAACCATTCTATTACTATCAATCCCTCCCTTTTTATATACCTCATACACAATAACATCTTTTGAAGAAATAGCAAATATACCAATGTATTTTTTGAATACTTCTTGACTTTCAGTTTTGACTACACACCTTTTACCTAATTCTTCATAACATTTTATTCTAATCATAAATGAGTTTAATGATGTTTCGTCAATACAAATAATATCATCTAATCTATATTGTTTTATCTTACTATAAAACTAAACTCTTTGATTTGATTTTTAATTACAATAGTTTTTTATATCTTGTTCTTGGAACATGTCATAATCGTGTTTGTTTTAGTGTGATATTAATATCTCTTACAACTCTACATAAATAAAATCTTGATAATGTTAAGTTTGGATATTTTGTTTTTAAATCTACTAGTAATTCATCAATTATTAGTAGATTTAAATTTATATATTCATCTTATTAAAATCTTTTCAGAACAACCGAATATTTACAAGTTTGCACTTGTTTTTATAATGAGATAAATAATATTTAACTGCTGATATTTTATAATCACTACTTTTATGTGTAGGTATTATAATATTAAAAACTATTTTAATTGATATGACAAATCATTATGATTTAAATCAAATTCTTTTACTGTCGTGTCTTTAAAATGATAATTATCATTAACATTCCCACTTTTAAAATAATTTTCACCATATCTATTTTTTAATGATTGGTAATTACAAAATGGAGCATATATGTATGTATAACCAAATATTTGTTTCACTACGTTATTATATTCATCTACACTACAAAGAGTTCTTGCATCGCCTTCGTAAAAGTTTTTATTATTTTTAGTTAATTTAAAACAATCAATTGGACCAAAATGACAATGAAGGTTTCCATTAGATATATATTTAAATCCATTTTTTTCAAGTTCATCTTTTATTTTAAATAATTTTTCCCATTCTTTTTCCACAAATCCTATATCTATATCATTATCCCAAGGAATAATTCCACCGTGTCTATTTAAACCCAATGATGTTCCAGCAACTGCAACATATTTAATATTATTTTTTTCTAATATTTTATTTAATTTACTCATTTCATCATAATGTGCTGTTGAATACTTCATCTTAGGAATTATATGCTTGTATTTACTATAATTTTCACTTTTTTTATAATAAGCCAATTTACGTTTTTGACAAATAAATCTAATAAGTAACGGATTAGTTGTTTCAGTATCATTATTAGGTGAAAAATAACCTTCTTCACAATATAGTACATCACAATCATTATTAGATGCTAACTCTTTTAGCATCTCAATGCTATATAACCATCTTTTATGTGTAGTTGTAAATGATTTATCAGTTTCATTATATACGCTATTTTTTTTTAATTCATTATCATTTATTGAACGCAATTCAATAGTTATTAAACCACCAGGTTTCAAATTATGTATAGAATTTATAAAAATTTCATTAGATATATTATAAGGTAACGCGTGTAAAAACCATCTCATATAAATTACGTCAAATAGCATACATAATTCATAATTTTTTAATACATCTAATACATCTTTTTTTATTAATTTACAATTAATATCTTCTTTATCTAAAACTCCATTGATATCAATACCATAACATAAGTTTTTTTTACTACTAAAAAATTGTGTATCACGACAATTTCCAGAACCTAAATCTGCTATTTTTAAATATACATTATCATTATTATATTTTTTAATATAAGTTTCATATACAAAAGAAGAAAAACTACTTGGTTTTAAAATATCGTGATTATTAGTTTTATAATAATTATCCCAGAAAACTTTATTTTGATTATTCATATTATATATATATAAATTTATTTTTTACTAAATTAGGATTTATATAGTTAAAAAATAAAATGGACAATAGAGAAAAATCGGCTTAATTACAGGTAATTTAGACTGACAATGCTATGTTTATTTTTATATTTATCATTATTATTAACTTTAATAAATAACAATATAACCATTATTACATATTTAAGTATTTAACAATTGTTATGTAATCCCAGTAAAATTAATAATGATACAAGTCCATTATTTCTTTTCGACCTTTAATTAATTTTTCTAATTTTACATTAACATTATTATCAACACCAATAGGACTACTATTAGTAAAATCCGTGTGTTTTATACCGTAAAAAAAATTACCACTAGGTGTTGGTGTATGTTTCAGTCCTAGTTTTAATAATTCTTTTACAATATTATTTCTATTTCCAAAAGAATCTATGTTCATATGTAGACCATCTGCAATCTCACTTAAAAGACTGAGAGACTGAATTCGATCAGTTTTCAATCCAGTCATTTCAAAGAATTTAGCCAAATAATGTTTGATATATTCTGTATCTATTGATATTTTTTCCATCATTGATAGGTTGTTTTCGAACAATGCTATTCTATCGGACAACATATTAATGGATTCTACATAACTAATTGATAACATATCTGTCGTATAAGGTATATGTTGATTCTCAACTGTAATTTCTTTAACCAAAACCAATTTTAATGCCAAATAAATATTAGACGTTTCTTTTAAATCAATAGATTCAATTATATTCCAATACAATTCTTTATCTAAACATATCGAAAAATCCAACGCGCCACAATAATAAATACAAAATGTCGTTGTGTTTTTTACAAGTTCTTGATGATTATACACCAATTCATCTTCGTTAAAAGAAGCAATAACATCATTAATGTTTGTATTGTCGGTATAAATTTTATAGGAAGGATGTTCGGTCATCATTCTGGTAGATATGATATCCCTATGTACATCATAAAGAGCGTCACATTCTATTTGAGACATCATACTATCATTTTTATGATACATAGTATATTCAGAACTATTCAGTTTTACAGACTTAATCATTATGTCTTTTTTTAAGACTGAATAATCGATTAATGCGCTGTAAATAGTATTAAAATTATTACTAGGATAAGTATTGTTAAATATCTCCAAGACATTGGTTAATATATCCATATTTTCATAATAAGGCAATTCATTAAATTCGTAGTTTATTTCGGACTTGCTAAATATCAACCTCAAAAATCTTTTTTCACATTGAGATAATTTTAAAAATATAAACGTATTATGGTCTAAATAATGTAGTTTATATAGTTTATACGGACTTTCCCATTGATTATATTCCTGGAATATTGGTGATGTTTTATCCGTCATTTAAATAGTATCATTAGTATGATTTTAAATCAGTATTTATAAGGTTTTAAATATATAATAAAACAATAAAATTGATTAAAAACAAACCTAATGATATATTATTAATTACATCATGTCGGTACCTCGTATTTCGGCTATTCGTAGCGATACCAAAGACGCGTCTATTCTGCTCTTTACATTAAGTGAAACAAATGTTTCAATAGCAAACGCACTGCGACGTATTTTACAATGCGAGGTTAGAATTCCATGTTTTAGAAGCGAAGACGAAGACGATGCTTATAAATGTTCTATACCTACCAATACAACGCGATTTACAAATGAGGTTATAAAACAGCGGTTGGCGTGTATTCCAATTCATATTAAAGACGACAAAATTAATGTTGAAAATTATACATTGGTCTTGGATGTAAAAAATGACACTAGGGACGTTATGTATGTTACGACCAAGGATTTTAAATTGAAAAATAATACTACTGGAAAATTTATTAAAAATGAAACGACGTCTAAGATTTTCCCCCCGCACGAAATAACTGGTGATTATATTGAGTTTTTACGTCTTATGCCGTCAAACACACCACTCCAGCTCGGTGAGCAAATTAGTCTTTCATGCCCCCTAACCTATGGAATAGCCAAAGAATCTGGGTGTTTTAAGCCAGTATCCGTTGCGACCTATGGTAATACATTGGACGAAGCAAAAGCTTCGTTATCGTGGAACGTTGAAGAGCAACGCCTATTAAATGAAGGGATTGATGATGATAAAATTATGTTGAAAAAACGCAATTGGTATTTACTAGAAGCGAAACGCCATTTTAAACCGAATAGTTTTGATTTTAAAGTAAAGAGTATTGGTGTCTATGAAAACGAGACGCTTATGAACAAAGCAGTCGCTATTTTAATGGATAAATTGAAAAAAACCTCTATCGCCATTAAAAGCAATGATGTTGCCGTTATTGAACTGAAAACGTCTATTTCATCCTTACCACATTCCTATGATGTAATTTTACATGGTGAAGATTATACTTTGGGAAAGGTACTTGAATATTACTCATTCGAACAGTATTGTGAAAAACAAGATACGTTTTCATTTATTGGTTTCAGAAAAGAACACCCTAGTGACTCGAAAAGTATTCTACGGTACGCATTTAGGGAAGCGTCTTCAAAAGAAGAGCTTGTGAAATTGATTGATAACGTCTGTAATTATGTCTTATCCATGCTTGAAAATATTAAATTTTAATAAATATATATGTAGCGACAATGGTGAAAACGACCTATATAATGAGAACAGGACGAAAAGGTTGCCAGACCAACACACGTTTAAAACCCCTCCATCCCTAAAATACTCAAAACATCTTCTAATAAGCCATCATGTTGGAAATATGTTTAATTTAAAGAGAAATATGTATATTTTTATTGACCGAAACACATCAATTCAAAATTCTTCACTACTTACTAAAACGGATACGCTCAATATCGTATCGAATGGTATAGTCAATCAACATCAAACAAAACCCAACTCGCTTATTTATGTAGGACAACTTGCTGGATGTTTTGGTCCTCCACATAGAGGACACTATGAATATATTAAAAAGGCCTGTTTGGATTACAACCTCAATTACTTATTTATAAAAACCAACAATAGAGAAAACCCAGCGTCATCACGCACGGTATTCCATTGGTATTTTCAATAGAACAACTTTGTCAATTCGCGTCTTTAATTTCCAAAGAAACAGGGACTATGTTTTTTATTTCAAATGACGATATACCATGGGACATCGATAATACTATGGATAAATTATATTTAATAACAGGTATAGAATATGATAGTACCACCGATAGCTTTGGACCTATTATTGAACAAAAAAATGCGGTTGAAATTGAAGACCCATTGGTAAAACCATTTAGGAAATTTCTTTCCAAATTTGAGTGTTCAATCGAAGGAATCAAACAGACCAAGGTGGAAAATAGGGTTATTATTAGAGATAAAGCCGACCAGCTATCTTCCACAAAATTAGTAAAGTGTCTTATTAAAACCCCAAACGAAATTTGTTTTCATTTTTTACCACATGACTTCACATACGATATGAAAAAACACTATATAGATTCTACTATGGCTTATAAGACATTCTTTATTGGTGATAAAAATGATTCGTTTAATGTGTAGTATATATAAAACTTTTATCACAAAAATTACTAATGAGTTCAATAATGTATTATAGTAATTTTTGCGATAATTGTAAGAAATTAATCTCTATCATGTCCAAACAATTAGAGAGAAGGACTGTGACCAATATCCATTTTATAAATATAGACAAGCGAGTTCAAAATAATGGTAATTTATATGCTATATTGGATAATGGACAGCAATTTCACATACCAAAGGCGATCCAAAAAGTTCCAGCATTGGTAGTAATTAATGAAGGGAATAATATATTGTTTGGAAACGCAATCTATCAATATTATGGATTAAACCTAATGCTTAACAATCCTCAATCTAGAGAGCAGGTAGAAACGGCACATGACCCTCAACCTTTTACATTTGAAGGAGTCTCTGGATCAAGTATTGGTATTACCTCTGATAAATATAGTTTTGTTGATATATCAAACGAGGATATGTTGGCGGCGGGTGATGGTGGTATTAACCAACTACATACCTATATAACATTAAACGATTATGAGAACGGAGCCTTGAGAATTGAAGCCCCCGAGGATGACGGAAACGATTCGTCACCCAACATTTCTCTCAATGATTTGAGAGAACAGCGAGAAAAAGATATATTAATGGCAAAACCATCAGCCGACCAAATGGTTCTTCCGTCTTATGGATAATTATAAAATTCGTATAATAAAGGTTAAAGAAATACTTATATGTTATAATTAATGTCGAATAAAACAGTTATTATGAGAGCCTTTAACCAACATTTTAAGGATTTCTCGGATGATATTCAGCAAATATTCCCCAATGATCTTAAAATTCGGACTTTTAAAAATTCATTAACGAGCTTTATCAAAATGAACCCTAAAAAGGCTATAGAGCTTTGGTATACACGTTTAACATTGAAATATAATGAGCGTATTCAAAACGAAGATATTGATTTTTTTATGACCAAAGATTACAGTGATGATGTTAAAAGTATCAAAGGTACAGGATTGACAATAGACAGCGATATTATTGAACAGTTGAGAGAACCCATTAAAAATATGAATGATGAAAATAAAAAGAAAGCTATTAAATATCTCAAGGAGATGACTCAATTATCAACATTATATTTCACATAAATAGTGTATTTACAATTCCACTTCAACTGCTTCAAATAACCGTTTAAGCTCGTCAGAAATCTCCAAAATATCTTCATCGTACCACAATTTATAAAAACACCGAAGACATACCAAGACATCGTTAAACGCATTATGTAGGTTGGTTAAGTTTGTATTAAACAAGTGTTTATGGAGTTCATATTGTCGGGGATATTTAAAATATTTTTTACCACTATTTCTATTGACAGATTCGATACGACAGATATCGACCGAGCTTTTCATAGTACAGTAATGAGTGATTTCGCTATTGATTTGAATCCATTGCCTTTGGATATGTTTGTTTCTCATAAGTAATTGTCGCATTACCTCGACGTTAATCATATTCCAATCAAACTCAATATTATGTGCAACAAGCATGTCGCACGATTGAAGGGCATAAAGGAAAGAATTGAGAGCATTGACAATTGGAACTCCATCCATCTTAGACGCGTCATTGGTAATACCGTGTATTTTTGTCGATGATTCTGGGATAACAATGCCATATTCAGAGACGTTGATAATCAAGTCTTGTTTAATAAGAATTTCATGTTTGTCAGTATCGTATAGTATAAAACCCAACTGAACAACATATGGCCAGTTATTAACAGTGAAGATAGTAGGGGATTTTCTTGGAGGGATTCCGGTCGTTTCAGTGTCAAAGCATAGAATTCTCATTTTCTGTCGATATTAGTTAGTATCGTCGTAATTGATTAATTTAAACTGATTAATTATCAAATCAATTTAAATTAAAATAGAACTTCGTATAACATTATACTGTTTATGTGATGTAAAATTATAAATTTGTTTGGAATGAATAAAAACTCTTGGTAGTGTGTGTATCGATAAAATCAAAAACGATTATGTTATTATTAACATCGATTTTTAAATACATATTTTTATCGCTATTGGAAATAATAATATTTTGGTTATAAAGAGTGTCTTTGGTATTAGACGCAACTGGGTAGGTATCGACAAACGACCCGCATATTAACATATTAAAATGGATCGTAGGGTCGCTGTTTATACTCTTATAACAATCAAGAGTTTCATTAATAAATACATTATCATCGTATAATGTCATTGATTGATTTTTAATCAAATCAAACAATTCTTGCTCATTATAATATAAATGTTGATTACCATGGTCGTGTCCCGAAACATAATATTCAATAGAATGTTTTAATAACAATGGACCAAGATGTTTCAAAACGCAATTATTAGCATTGTTATATTTATATGTACCATACGATTGCATTGGATAGTGACCTACAAACATACATTTTTTACCGTTGGCAATAGAGTTGAAAACAGCCGCGTCAATGGCTTTTAGAATTTTGTGGCGGTGGTTAAATAGTGTTATAAGATGTTTCGTTATCCAATCCCAATCCCAATTCCAATCGAATTTATCTCGTATTTTATCATTTTCAACCATGAACGCTTTATGCTCCTCTGGATATAATTTAGTATAGACATTGAAGTGATCTGTATATGATATGTAGTCGATTACTGTCGTATCAATCATATATATATCAAGATTACCATGTGAAACAATATAATAATCAGGCTGGCAGTTAAAAAAATTATTTTTAAACTGTAAATCGATATTACCAGCGTAGTCATGATTACCAAGCACCGCGTGTATTTTATTAGGAGGTAGAAATTCAAACAATTCGCCGAACCGCGTTAATTTTATATCATTAGCGTGATCAATTCCATCTGGATAAAAATTATCACCACCCAATAACAAAATGGTATCGTCTTTTTGCTGTTGCTCGACATCATTTTTTAGTTTTTCTAAATTTCTCTCTAAAAGTTTTCCTTTGGTATCACAGTGGAAAAAACCAAAATCGCTGATAAAATAAATCATACGTGCTTATATATCAGCCGTTTAGGCTTTATATGTATTGATTCATTATTATCTTATGGCTTGTTTTCTCTCAATATATTATCTATGGTGAAAACTGTTAAGAGAAAGCGTCGTCGCCATGAGCTTACTAATGTCGTCCGTAAAAAACATAATTACACGTCAAAATTCTCAAATACTTATTATTCAAGTGGTGACGGTATGCTGACTACTGTCTGGGGGCCACCAAAATGGCACTATTTACACACATTGAGTTTTAATTATCCCGTTAAACCTAGTACCAATGATAAAAAATACTACAAACAGGCTATTACAGTCCTTCAATATACATTACCATGTAAATACTGTCGTATTAATTTTAAACAAAATTTGAAGGTATTACCCATAACAAAAAAAGTCATGGAAAATCGCAATACCTTTTCTAAATATATATATGATTTACATAATCTTGTTAACAAAATGCTTGGTAAATCTACATATTTAACTTATGAGGAAGTAAGAGACAGATATGAGAATTTTAGAGCTCGATGTTCTAAAAAGGAAGTAGATGCTAAAACAATATTATTAAAAGAGAAAGGCTGTACTCAACCATTGTATGGAGAGAAATCAAAATGTATTATTAAAATTGTTCCACAGAATGACAAAGGTGAATCGTTTAGTATGGACCATAAATGTATAAGGCGACATTAAAAGATGATGTAAAAAATATGGTTAAAACTGGCTAAAATCGTTTAATAATGGCATGGGAAACACACTTTGGTTTGTAGAATTATAATTTGGAACTTTTTTACATTCAAATGATGGTTCTGGACAGCGAGCACAAGGAGGACAAGCCGTACATTTTTTACTCGTATTATCACCATTATTGATAACATCAGGACATTTAGGACATACCGGAGGGACAATTTGCGTTTTTAGAATATACAAATCCTCGTCACCATCGGGAATTTGAGAGCGTGATATACCGGATACTGGATTATATAAATTACCAATAGGCAAGCCAGTACCTGGTTCTATAGTGTCATTCGGTATAGTTTCTTGGGATTCCATACCTTCTCTATACCATAATGAACTAGTATAGGTTGAAACACCAGCGTTAAATATAATAAACAATAGAATTATATATATTAATCCATTTTTGCCGAATATTGTTTTTGTCGATTTAACAAAGTCTCTCAACATTATATATAATAACTATAAAATATAATGTTGTTATAATAGTTCGTTATTAGTTTTTTTTAATTTTGATTCTTACCTTTCGTTTTTTGGTACGTTGGTGGTTATTCTGTCGACTACTACCATTAATAATCCCACGTTTTTTCAATTTTTTAGCCGTTATACCCCGCTTGGCTATACAGCGATTGGTTAAGGGGTTGAGAACCTGAGTCGAAAGGCATTGTTTTACAGATGGCAATGTGCTGCTACCATTAATAATCCCACGTTTTTTCAATGTTTTAGCCGTTATACCCCGCTTGGATATACAGCGATTGGTTAAGGGGTTGAGAACCTGAGTCGAAAGGCATTGTTTTACAGATGGCAATGTGCTGCTACCATTAATAATCCCACGTTTTTTCAATGTTTTAGCCGTTATACCCCGCTTGGATATATACCGTCCAGTGATTGGATTAAGTATTTTAACAACAGGTGTATGTGCCTTTGGGTTAATAGTAATACCATGAATAGATGGAAGTATTGAGTCATCTGAACTGTCACTCAATACAATGATATCCATTGGGGGTGTGGCGTTTTTATTTAAGAAGGGGTGTTCTGGTAAGTTATATTTAGCAACAAGCGGGTTGTAAATCGTATCTATGTATATTTCCAAAGCCTCTTTTGATGAAATACGGTTGGGAAACGAAGGTACATTCATTTTTAGTAAAAGAGAGTAAAAATGTGAAATAATAGGTGATATATTAAACAATGATGTTCTAAACGACTCGCGTTTATTTTGATCCTCATATGAAACTGGTATTAAATAATCTGATGTATAATTAAGTTGTTTTACCATTGTTTTTAAAATCTCAATCATAACCAAACTCACACTAAATGTATTTAGTTTTTGCAATATAGACGTCTGTATATGTATTTTTATATAGTCTCTCGATATATTTTGTCGTAATAATTCCCGTATATCAAGAACATAATCGTATATCATTTTATTACTAGTATCGTAATTAAAATCAATACCATAAGGACCATAAAACTTGATATCAACAACCGTATTATCGTACCTGAAATCATCTCTATAACCCCGCAGACGATCTCTAAACACATCGTTTAATTCGTAGAATTTATCAGTAATACCGGCATCAACCTTGTTTAAAATATCGTCTAATTTGAGATTGCTTTTAGCAATTGAAAGTAGTGGATTGTAAAAATCAATAATCATATCTGGATCGTCCAGGTCTAAAAACGCACGTTCGATAGGATTAACCCAGTAATCTATACCCCAATCCAAATTTTTTATTAAAAAATCGTCATAGTACCCTGAAAAACCAAAATCGATATAATTAAACCGGTTAGTTTCTTCTTTATAAACGATATTAGCTGTTTTAATATCAAAATGACCAATATCTTCTTTAGTCATCTCATTTAATCCATATATAAGCCGAGTAAAATCGTATAACATCATTTCACAACGTTTAATATTGTTTAAAACAGTTGTTTTTTTCAAATAATCATCCAACCCGACACCTCCGTCTTCTATATGAATTAATCTATAATCTTGTTGAAGCCTGTTCTTATTATAAATAAGACTTAAATCGTCACCGTGTAAAATACATTTTTTTAATTTGTTATCTTCACTGACAGATGGTTCTTCTGGTACGCATTCGTCGCCTATTTTTAAATGATAGTAAAATTTGGGATCTAAATTATCAAACATTTTTTGTTCTATGACTTCATTCTGAGCATTTTCCAATGTGGTAATTTTAGTTAAAAATCCTTTCTTTCTTTTTTTAGCACCTTTACATTTAAGCGCTGGTTTATATACACAACCAAATGAGCCTTTAGCAAGCATTTTTCCACCAACCTTGGTCATTTATAGTATATATATATTATTTAAATTGAAGCTTATGATACTGGAGTATAAGTTTCAAATTAACATTCAGTTCAGGCTTATATTCATTTTCATAATGAACCAAATTATTAGCAACACAGACCTTGGATTATCATTTGATATTATTAGTATTGAAGGAAATATTGGGTCTGGTAAATCTACACTTATTAACTTATTGAAACATGTGTATACACATGTTAATAATTCACAATATCACGTCCAATATCATTTTGTCGATGAACCTGTGTCGGAATGGGAGTCTATTGTCGATAAAACCAATGGTGATAAAAATATTCTCCAATTGTTTTATGAAAATCAAGAAAAATATAGCTTTGTATTTCAAATTACCGCTTATATTACTAGACTGTCCAATTTAAAGAAGAAAATAGATTCTATTGTGGATAAACGACGTCTTTGTTGTTTAGAAAAGAAATCTGTTTTAAAGGAACGACATGTTATTATTACAGAGCGGTCGCTTCAAACAGACCGCCATGTTTTTGCCCAGATGCTTTACGATGATGGGAAAATAAATGAGATTGAATGGGTGTCTTATAATCACTGGTTTGACGCTTTTTCTAAAGAGTATGGTACTGGAAAAATTATTTATGTGAATGTTTCTCCAACGGTATCTTATACACGCACTAAAAAGAGAGATCGTGGTGGAGAAGAAAGTATCCCACTTGGTTATTTAAAAAGATGTTTTGACTATCATGAACAATGGATTTCTACGTTTGATCCATGCAACGTCATGACATTTGACGCATCTGTAAACATTGACGTTGTTCAGATGACTCATTATGGTTATATTAAACCAGTGGTTGAGTTTATTAAATAACAGTTAGGAACGATATGATTAAATATGTCGGTTAGTTATAATATTTAATTCTATTAATTTATTAGATTACTTTTTATTTTATATGTAAATTGAAAAGTAATCTAGTGTAAATATTGTTATTTATAATATTATGGATAAACGAAAATCATTGCTATCGTTAAATTGTGGAACGACTTATCCGTTTGAAATAGGGGTTGATGAGGTAGGTCGCGGTCCATTATTCGGTAGAGTTTATGCGGCAGCAGTCGTCTTGCCATCAGAAACAACAATGCCTCCATTATTTGACATATCTCTAATAAAAGACAGTAAGAAATTTACAAGCGCTAAAAAAATATACAAAGTGTATGAACATATAAAAGAACATGCTATTGCGTATCATGTTTCGTATTGCGACGAAACTATAGTAGATACCATAAACATTCGTAGGGCTACTCATAAAGCAATGCATGATGCTATTAAACATGTCATACACCAGTTAAATTCAAGTGTTTCAAATACTTATTCGACTAGCGACTATCTTTTATGTATCGACGGTAATGATTTTACTCCCTATATACAATTTAACCAACATACAGAGTTTATTGAACAATTTCCACATCGGTGTATTACTAGTGGAGACAATATTTATGCACATATTGCCGCAGCGTCTATTTTAGCAAAAGTAGAACGGGATGCTTATATTGAAGCATTATGTATAGAACACCCATACCTTGACGAGAGATATAGCATTGCATCCAATAAGGGTTATGGGGCCCAAAAACATATGGATGGAATACGCGCCCATGGTATTTCTCAATGGCATAGAAAATCCTTTGGAATATGTAAAACATACAGTTAGGACATTATACAATTCGTTAAACTGTTATTATAAAAATAACATTATAACAATATAACAATGTTTAAGCTAAAAACCATAACGTCTAAACTACCAACATTATCGTTTAATGTGTTTAAAAGCAAAGCATTTTTATTGATATTGGTCGCAGCCCTACTAATTGGTATATCGGTTTTTATGGTTAATAAGTATTTTTATAAAAAAATAAACCCCGATTACGTTAATAATAGTGAATTTGTAGGTAAAAGTGGAGAATCAATAGAAGATAAAGAAGCTACATTAATTATGTTTCATGTTAATTGGTGTATGTATTGTAAAAAAGCAATGCCTGAGTGGCTCAACTTTAAAAAAGACTATAATGGAAAGGCTACCAATGGATACAAAGTAATATTAAAAGAGTATGAATGTTCTGACGAGGACAATGAGGAAATCGCTGAATTAATGGATAAATACACTGTGGAAGGATTCCCAACGATCATATTAGTTAAGGACGGTAGTCATGAAAAATTTGAAGCCAAACCTACTTATGATACACTAGAGGAGTTTATTAAAACTATGTAATATCGCTATGTATTTCATTGTCACCGCGTTTTTTAAGAAATGCAGAAACTTGGTTTTTACTAACTTCACCCATCGCCCGTTCTCTCATTGTAATATCTTTTAATAGCAAATTCCAATCGAGTTCGTCACCATTTAATGTAATAGCGAAATTATTATTTATAAAAGGTAGTAAATTAGCCAAGGTATGTTTTTCTGAACCTAATATCATTTTTACTAATAAAATTTTAATATATTTAATAAAACTGTCATTTTCATATAACATTAATTTCTGGTCATATTTAGCATAATGTAAGCAAAATATTTCGTTTTTACAATTGTCAAGTTTGTCGTTAGAACCATCGTGTTCCGTAAATTGAAATTTGTTAAAATCTTTTTCATAATATCTCTCAATACACGCTCCAAGAGGGACATTACAGAATAATCCTCCATCAATTAGACATGTTTTAGTTGTATCCTCTTTGGTTAGGCATAAATAATGCGGTTCAAAAAGGATAGGATGTGCACATGAGGCATATATAGCGTCTTTTAAAGTTATGTAAGGATAGTCTATATGGTTAAAATCAATTATATCAAAAGTATTTAGATTAGAACTATAAATATGTAGATTAATACCCGTCTTTAAATTAACATCTGCAAGGCATATGTCCAAATCCCAATTTAATGTTTTTAATAACGGATCAATAAAAAAATCAATTTGGTTTTTATTAAATACCCCTTGTTTTGAATTTAATCGAAACATCGTGTCTATTTTTAACGAAAAATACTTATTATATGGGAAATTAGTCAAATAATCGCATACATTATTCATATCTAGTTTGGAAGCCAATAGAAAAGCAATGATAGAACCTGACGACGTTCCGTGAATACTTTCAATAGACTCTATAGAAAGTCGGCGTCGTTTCACGAGTTCTCTGAAAACCCCAAACCCATATATAAAAAGAGGACCACCCCCAGAAATTACAATATGTTTTAATTGATTCATATCTAATTTAGACTAATATTAAAAAACTTATTTCATTGTATATATCAATGAGTTATCATATTTTTAATTTAAAACAATTGGATGAAATAGACGACTTCAATGAGAAGTTGGATCTAGATGAATTGTATCAGGAAAAAATAAAATCCGAGAGAATGAAACTGGATGTTTATAATAGAATGTTGGCCAGAGTACATAAAAAAATTAAACTTACTTCTAGACAAAAAGTCGATGACCAATTCTGTTGTTTTATCGTTCCTGAAATGATGATTGGTGTGCCTAAATATAACCAAGAGGCATGTATTAATTACATAATGGAGAAGTTGCATATTAATAATTTTATTATTAAATACATACATCCGAATTGTTTGTTTATCAGTTGGAAACATTGGATACCTAATTATGTAAGAGACCAATTTAAGAAAAAAACTGGAATAACTATTGATGGGAATGGATGTGTTATTGATAAAAATAAAAATAACCCTGTTATGAAAATGTTAGGTTACGAGAACGATACAAAACATAGCATTAGCCCAACAGAGACGAGATTTAAAAATACAGACGACTATAAGGAAAGTGGTAAGCTAATCTATACTGATGCTCTGCTTGGTAAATTACAGCGTATTGTCGATACAACGAGAGAAAATAAGAAGAAATAACGTCTATTTTGAAAATAATAATAACATAACATTACAGAATACAATCGATGGGGTTGAATTTTTCAATTCAAAAAATGAGCGCTTGTGACGTAAAATACATACAACAATCATTACCTGGTAAATACATACTTATTACTACTATTACGGATAACCTAAAAACAGTTCCTTTAATTAAGGGAACATTAACAGCGCATGAAGAAGAGACTAAAATAAACCAGATTATTAACCATAATGACACTACAAACATAGTTATATATGGTAGGAACAACCAAGACATGAGTGTTATAACTAAATATAAACAGTTGTTAAAATTAGGCATCACTAATGTGTATGTTTATATTGGAGGGCTATTTGAGTGGTTATTATTAAATAAATGCTATCCTCAATTGTTTCATATTGAATCTATACCAGCATCCTATAATGAATGGTTATTTCACCCCCCTGCAAATAATGTATTAATGAAAGGCGTTTAAATATACAACACAGTATTATAGTATTAAAGATAAAAACTGGCAACCCAATCATCAACAACAATGCCCATTTTAGACGAGACTAATACGAATCATAATCAAATAATTTTCGGACAGACTAAACTGTCTAAAAATGAATGGGAACATATTGAAGTTCCTATTGAAGAAAAAGAACATATTATTTTGGATTTTATCAAAAAGGGATTTAAAGATCCATCCATCGTTGAGGAACCGTACCTCTATTTACTAGACTATCTTAAATTATCTATACAATCCGGTGATAAATCGTCTTATATAGACTATTGCATTAAAGAATATTTAACCGATTATATAACAGAATCATTAATGTTGTTTGATATGTATCAATTTAATATGTGTTCTGAAAATCACATAAGTCATGTTGTATTGGATGCTATTTTTCCAATGTTTAATATTAACCCATCAACATTCAGTTTAACTTCAATCGCTAAAAAATCCAATGTAATAAAAAAAAAAGATATTATTAGAATTAACAATACCTTTTGTAAATCCAAAAAATTCATTAATAATGATAAAATTTTTGAATTTGTATGTTTAAAACAATTAATCAATATTCTATCATTTATATTCGAGGATATTTCTATCGCTAAACAATCTATGGATAAATTAACTTTGTCGCCACCTCAAGTTAGCACGAAATATTACAAAAAAACTAAAACAAATTATAGAACATTAGAAGCGTTTAATAGTTATGTTATCGATAGGTTGTACGCTCTAAATAAAATGATTGATGGAATGATTGAAACAAATACTATATATGAAAATCCAATTTTAAACTTTGTAAAAACAATAGTTGTAGCATTAGTCCAAAATATAACCACACATCTAGCGTTAGAGACGATTGATAGTTGGATTGAAAATAATGCTATGTTGAATAAATACAACACACTCCGTCTATACGATCACCAAAAACAGATATTTACACTATTCAACAGTCCTCAAAAAAAACCAAAGTTTGTATATTACTGCGCTCCAACTGGAACAGGTAAAACACTTACTCCTATCGCGTTGGCGACGAAGTTCAAGATTATTTTTTTATGTGCTGCGAGACATATTGGATTATCGTTTGCCCGTAACGCCATTTCTTGTGGATTTAAAATTGCACTGGCGTTTAATTGTAGCGATTCTGAAGATATACGATTACATTATTCTTCTGCTAAAAAATTTACTAAAAATTATAAATCTGGTGGTATTTATAAAGTAGATAATACTGTTGGTGATAAAGTTGAAATCATTATTAGTGACCTAAAATCTTATCCATACGCCTGTTATTATATGTCTGCTTTTAATGATATAAAAGACGTGATTACTTTTTGGGATGAACCAACGATATCGCTTGATTACAATACACATGAACTACACTCTATTATTCATAAAAATTGGAACGATAACATCATACCTAACATGGTTCTTTCTTCAGCGACATTACCCAATCACGATATGGTTCTCAATGTAGCTAAACAATTCTCGGATAAATTTGATACCACAATAGCATATATTAAAACACATGACTATAAAAAAACTATTAGTATTTACGATACACATTCGCGGATATCTACACCTCATTTGCTTTTGAAGGAAAACAACGCTTCTTTTGAAGAATTCCAACGCGTTGTTCATTCCATCAACAATGATAATACATTAATGCGGTATTTGGATATTGACTCTTGTGTTAAATTTATAATTTATATTATGAAACGGTTGGATATAGCGACACCTATCATTGAAGATAATAAGTGGTACAAATTAACACCACAGCTAATTAAACAGCTTTATTTAACAACCATGCTGAACATTGATATGGATTTATGGAAAGTGGTATGTAATGACAACTCTATTTTTCATACAACTGTCGATAAAAAATACGATAGTACGATTCGTTTTATGACTCAGGACGCTTATACATTAACCAATGGAGCCAGTATATTCTTAACTAACAATATATTTAAAATAGCGACATTTTGTTTTCAACAAATGAGTATCAGTAAGGATCATTTAACATACCTTTACGATGTGGTTGATCATAATAACAGATTATCTAATAAAATTAAAATTATAGAAAAACAAATTGAAGATGAAGAGTCCAAATTGAATTTGGATACTAAAGAACGAAAAATATGTAAAACAACGGAAGATAATGAAGCCAGTTCTAAAGTTAGACATCTACGTGATAAATGCGACGTGCTTTATAGGATGATGAAAAAAACCCAATTGCCTAATGTGTATATGCCGAATTCGTACGACCATATAAAAAAACACCATCTAAGCTTACCAGTTCCAAGCGACATTAACACAATACCATTTCAGTCCAGTCTATCAGACGATGATGTTATGAAAGTATTAGCGTTGCCTAATATATTGGATTCTTGGAAACTACTTCTTATGTGCGGGGTTGGTATTGTTAGTGATACGTTATGTAATGAGTATAATATTCTTATTAATGAATTTGCAGCGTCTCAAAAATTATATATGTTGATTGCATCAAGTGATTATATTTATGGAACAAACTATACGTTCCATCATGGCTATATTGGTAAAGACATGCAATGTTGTAGCCGACAGAAATTGATTCAAGCTATCGGTCGTATTGGTCGCGGGGTAACCAATCAACATTATAGTATTAGAATGCGGGACGATGCGATTATATCAATGTTGTTTGATGATACGACGAATAACAGTATTGAGGCAGAAAACATGAACCGCTTATTTTGTTATACTAACCAAAATGAGACGTTTGACGATACTGGTAATATGGATAACAATAATATGGAAGTAGTAGAACAATTGGAAAAAGCTATTGATACTGCCTTTAAGGAAGGATGGGTTGTAGAGAAAATACAACCATTACTTAATACAGTTATTGTATGCGCCGAAGACAACCATGTTGTTGTGGATGATTGGGAGACACTGGTTGATTAAACAAGTCGTAATAACAAGTTGTTAATATATATTCATTATTATACTATTAAATTGAATAATGAAAAAGTATAATAAATATCATTAAACAAACGATACTATGGATTGCTGCAGTGGTATTTCCAATAAAAACCATTGCTGCCACTGTTATTCGAATACTTATTTAGACAACGATACCTTTCTATGCTTTCCGGCTACCAATTGCACATGTCTTTCTTGTGAAGAATGGGTTGATAATGAAGATAGTGAGCATTCTTCTAATTCGTGCTGTAGCTCTTCAGGAGAACCTTGTTGCCACGACTGTGCGGTATTCTTTTGCCCATGCGCGGTTTTATTGGACGCTATATTACTTCCATTTCGGTATTTAATGGCGACCAAGACTGTGGTCGAAAAAACACCTCCTTCAACTGGTGGGACTGATGTTGATGATATTGTAAAGAGCGATGTGTAAGTAAACGTCTTGAGTATGAATGAATGATTATAATATGTTTAATACTCTGCTGTATAGATTTTTATTTTCTTTATATTGTTATTAAATTTAAAAACGTTTATTATTACTAACTATAATGAATTGATGTTATTACTCATCTAATTAAACCTCGTTATACAATAAATTCATGTTAATGAATGGGTTGGTTGTGAAATTGATCATATATTGAATATTAATAAATATATTGGTTTTTATAATAGAGTTGAACGAAACTGCAATCCAACCAATACATCACATTTAAAATACCAGTGATTTAAAGGACAAATAATGAATGGAAAGAGAATGACGCAAGTGTATTTATTTAAACAATATATACTAAATTCAAAACGAGTGTTTAATGTACATATTTTCAAAAACATAAACTAAAGACGATTTTATTAGTTAAGAAAAATAATCCATTAACTTATTCACCATATATGTGAAAATGAAGCGTATAAAAGAAATCATTCAAAATAAATGTAAATTATATTATTAATTACTCGTTTTATATTTATTAATAAAACATACATTTTATTTATCTTTCTCTAGTACTTCATTAATTCCATCATTATAGTCTTCTTTGGGTTTTAGTTTAATATCACAAGTCCCACAATGGTCATTGTTCGCCCAATAAACTTTACTGCTAATTATACTTTTATTATATTCAGGCTTCCATCGTCCCAATAATATTGTATTTTTAGGCTGAAATAGCTTGGTAATCATACTAAAATATTTATGCATACTTGCGGTTATATTGCGGTTTGGGTTGTTTAACATTATAGAATCAATTTATTTTTAAATAATACATTTATTAAAAATAAATTACTTTTGTCCATTCTCTCAAAACATCTGCTTAATATAATTATTTAAAATCTAAATATCTGATATATTATATAAACATATTTTTTTAGAAAAATAATACTGGATTGCGGGATTTTATATAGCTTTTGTGTAGTGACATTTATATTATAAGTATTTAAATTGAAATTGAAATACTTATAGAAATGAATATACTACAATATCTCATAATGGCATCAAAAAACGATGATTTAATACAATTAGAACAGTATGTTAAAAAATATTACCCTGTTGCAAAAGGGGCACATTTTACAACAATTATAGATATTATTTATATGTCAGCATTACGCAATAATATTACTATTTCAGATTTACTTAGTGACATTTATAAAGGAATACTTCATATAGATTTATTTAATAAATCAAATAGTGGTAATATTTATAAATTTATAAAAAATCCAAAATACAAATTGTTTGCTGAGAGAATTAAAGACATAACGGTTGGTTCAAATGGTGGTATGGCAAATATTGGTAAAGGAGAATGGCTTATAAGTATTGGGTGTGGTATAAATCCAAATACGGATAAACCTTATGTAAATATTATTAAAAATGGACTAGGTGATCTTCAATATCTTGATAAAACTGAAGAAGTAAAATGGAATGGTGGAAAGGTTTGTATTGGAAAAGCAGGAAACCAAGTTAATAAAAAATTCAATACATTGATTGACATTTCAGACAAAAAATGGGTAGTAAAATACTGACCTATTCCACGAATTGTTTTCATATTGTTATTATAAATATAAATTCGTTTATTGGAAATCAATTTATATTTATAATATTATTCTCATCCATATATTCTATTTTTCTTTTATTATACTGACAAAGTCTTTTAAATTTTTCATAATTATCGTATTGGGATTTTAGGAAAAAACTTTCAAACAACGTTCGTATGTATATTTCAGTAGTTATATACTACTATTACTAAATA